CTCATCCCAGCTGATCGCCTGAACGCTGGCTGCATCCATGCAGGCATTGATCTTGGCTTCCAGAACGATCTTCTTGCCAATCGCCGTCGCAATAGCCTTCTTGCCTGCCCGTCCGACCGCTTTCATCTGCTCGGCCGTGTGCATGGCATAGCCCCACACGCCCTCGCTGTTCATGCACCAGAAGGGCGTCGTGTAGTCCTCATCTTCAGCAATCAGCGCATCCAGTACGGACGCGGTCAGGTTGGCCTGATCGCGATCCTTGGCCGGGTACGTGTGCGCGCTACCCAGCGCATCGCAGGTGAAGCCTTCGACAATCGCCGCCTCACAGGCGCTGCTGATCTCTTGCAGCTTTGCTTCCTTGGCCGTAGCCAGTGGGACTTCAAGTTCTGGCTGGCTTGTCACCAGCTCGCCCTTGTAGTCAACCCACGCCGGCGCCGTCGTGAAAACATCCCACTGGTACTGCTCGACTTCGATCAGAAGATCGGCATCGGGCAGGTTTACGTCAAAAGCCTCAGTGTCGTACCAGCCAAGCACCGCCCGGCTGTTGGGGTCAAAATATGCGTATAACATAGGGGTTACCACTCTATCATCATGAAACCGGGCATCCCGGCGCTACCGGGTCCGCCGGGGCCGGAAGTCCCGTAGCAGGCGCCACCGCCGCCACCGCCAGTACCAAAGCCGACCGCTTGCGTGGCGTAGGCGCCTTGGCTTATGCCGGCCCGGCCACTGCCGCCACCAATCCCATAGGGGCCACTAGCGCCCGCGCCGCCGTCTCCGCCTTGCTTGTCATTGCGGCCATCGGTGCCGCACGACCCACCGGGCGCGCCCGCTGCGCCGCCTGCGCCAGTCATGGAAGCTGCGCCGCCGCCTGCGCCGTAACCACCACCACCAAGATTGATAAGCGCGCTGGATGACGTAGACAGGGTCAGGGACGTGGTTCCGCCCGCTGTACCGTTACCACCCTTCACGCCCGAAGCTCCCGATGCACCAGCCGCGCCGCCGCCGCCGATAGTGACCCGCCAGACCTGCCCCGGCTGAACGGCAACAGGTACGCGAACGGCGATATACCCTGAGCCGCCACCGCCGCCACCGCCCGAATAGGTGTCATAACCCGCACCACCACCACCACCACCGCCGCCACCGCAGCCGGATACCCACATGGTGTACACGCCGGCGGGAACGGTGAATGTGGTTGAGGCGGTAAAGCGTGCGATACCTTTCAGCACGCCGATGCCTTTGCTCAGAAAGGCCGGGCCGTTGCTATAAACGAACTTCCACGCTATGCCGCCGTTCGAGACCAGTTGCAGGGTCTCGTTCGGCGTCAGGGCGTACTTGCCGATGTTGTCTGCCAGACCGTCCATGATCAGGTAGTCACCCGACTGCGCGATGATCGAAAAGCTGTTCATCGAACCGGACGAATGCGTAATGGTCAGGGTTGTACCTGCGGGCACAGAGTTGGCTGTCGGCAGGGTCGCTACAACGTCACCGGAACCGACGTTCGTGACCCAGTAAGCTCCGCAGTCAGCAGGCTGAAAAATGTAGTTCGCGGTAATGCTGTTGAAGGTGGAGAAGTTGCCGGCGTTCTGCTTGACGAATGCCGTGGTGGCCAGTTGGTTGCTGTTGGTGAACTTGTTTGGCGTTGGCGCCGTGGGCACGCCGGTGAAGGCGGGCGATGCAAGGTTGGCAGACTCCCACCAGCCCGACCACGCGGTGGCGCTGGTCGCATAGGACGTAAAGACGCGGTTCTGGGTCTGGAAGGTCCGAACGCAGGACGCCAGCGCGGTCGCGTCCTTGTACTGGACGTTATAGGACAGCGATCCGTAAACCGTGGTCCCGGTGGGGATGACGTTCAGGCCGTTGCTGCCGCCATTGACGAAGCCCGACCGGAATCCGATGCCTGCGGCGATGATATCGGCTGGTGTTGCGGCAGGATCGGCAAAGACAGTGCCACGAAAGTCTGTGTAGTTGCCAAGACCCAGCGCGGCCAGCGTAGTCTGCACAAAGCCGGTTGTGGCGATGGTCAGGTCATTGGTGCCTAGCGCAGCAGTCGGAGCCTTGGGCGTGCCGGTGAAATAGGGCGAACTGAGCATGGCGAAGTCTTGCCAGCTGCGCCATTCGTTACTGGCCCTTGAACGCCACATGACCTTGTTGGCTGTTGCTGCGACATATATCTGAAGCATCGCAGAGCCGTCGGCCCACGGAAAATGCAGCAGGAATCCGTTGTTGGCAAAGGGAATCCCTTCTGTGCCTGTCGAGGTGACGTAATAAAACCCGCTGGTATTGAGCGCATCCAGATTAGACGCGAACGGGGCATTTATACCGCCAAGGCCGAACGCTTTCATGGCGGCTTGCACGAACGCTGTCGTGGCTACCGTCGGGCTGCTGTCTCCAACCGCAGGAGTTGGCGCTGTGGGGTTGCCGCTCATCACGGGACTGATGAAGTCGGTCTTTTCGTGCCAGAGCGTCACGCCAGTGCTGAACACTTGGCTGGACAGGCCGCGATTGATCGTCACGCCATTGCCCGAAGCTGTCTTCAGGGTGATCGTGTAATTGCCTGTCGTGTTGTTGAACACGACCCAGCGCCCGGTAATGTTGGTCGGGAAGATCACAGCCTTATCGGCGGTGACGGCGCCCGTCAGAAGAAGGATCGACGCGCCGTACTGGGCTGCTGTCAAAACCGTTGACGCATTACCAGCGATATCGACACTGACCACACCATTGACTGCCGTCTGCACGAACTGGTCGGTGGCGATCTTGGTGCTGTTATCGCCCGCAGCCTGAGTCGGCGCAGTTGGGGTGCCGGTCAGTGCCGGGCTTTTCTTGGGCGCATAGATGTCGATGACAGTGCTGCCACTTTCAAGCGCGTCAATGTGCTGCTTCAGATAAGCCGTGCGGTTAGCTAGGTTAAGCAGCGGCTTGTTTGAGACCGCGCCCACGCCGCCATCGACCGGGTCGGTGGCTTCCAGCTGGTAGACGCCATCGTCCCATTGAACCGCTTCGGGTTGATATGCCATTGGTTGAATACCTTAGAACGAGATGACCCAGCTGCCCGAGAAGGACAGGTCGGATTCCTTGGGGAGCGCAGTGGTGCGCGTTTTCCGGGCGTAAAGCGTCCCGGCAGCGGTGAACAGGCCGAATTCGCCGATGCTCATGCCGTTGTTTTCACTTGCCGCAAGTGAGAAGTTGAACGAAACCTGATTCGTGGCCGGATAGGTCACGGTGTCGATGGCTTTCATATACGCGCCAGTCAGGCCCGTATTGCCCGCCGCTGGCGCAGCGGTATTGGTGCCGAAGCCGATCTTGGTCACCGACTGATTGGCAACAGCGCCGCCCAGTAACTTGGCGTGGATCTGCTTCGAGTTGTTTACGATCAAGTTCTTCTCTTCGAAGACCTCAATCAGCTTGCCGGCTCGATAAACTTCAAGCCGGAAGTGCCCTGTAGGGGCCTGTTCGGGTTGGTCGGTAAGGGCTAGGCCAGTCATGGCAGTACTCCAGTGAATTGACTGGAGTCTGCTGTCACGACAGGGCTTAGAGGGCTAGGTCTTGCCCGCTGGCGTAGGTGATTGCGCCGTTACGCTTGCGGATGCTGTTGTAGCGGTAGTTGGCCGCGATGGTGCCGGTCACGTCATCCAGCGGGGTCGTCAGAGTGTCTGCAAAGGTTGCCAGTGCGCCGGCCATGGCCCCGAAGTCTTCTGCCGGCTCTATCAAGCTGTCCGAAAAGACAGGCTTCACCAGTAACTGCTGGACAGTTCCTTCGTCAGTTGGCGCGGTGAACTGATCCGTGATCACAGCCGCCTTGAGCGATAAGGCCCGCAGGTGCGTGCCCGCTGCCCGCAGCCGGTCAATGATCGCGTGCACCCTGCTGTTGAACTCGGTCGGGTCCTCCCCGCTCAGCAGGTCATAGCCGTATTCAATGTCGAACAGGCCGTACAGGGGCGTGGCGCTGGCCCGATAGTTGTACTGGCTGTCGCGACTGATCCTGCCGTTGTACAGCGGGAAAAGGTCACCGTAGACCGTCACGTCCGTGACAGTTGTTTGCTGCCCGGTGTAGTAGCTGATGGCCTTTTCCATGCTGATATTGTTGGAGCGCGGCCGCACGACTTCAGCGATGATGCGCGGGCCGTAGCTGGCATCCTTTTCGCCCTGAATTCGCTTGACGCCGTAGTAGCTGCCCAGCTCGTCCAGCCACTCATCCTGCGCCTCGACCAAGTTCATTTGCTTGATCGCTTCAGGGATCTGCGAGCGGATGCGCTTCAGCTCGACGCCAATCGCCTCCAGGTACACCCAGACAAGGCTGGTGTAGCCATAAAGGTGGTCACCGTTACTGGTATTGATGTCTCCTTCCCCAGTGATCAGCACGCGGGCCGACAGGGACAGCATGCTGCTCGATGCAGCCGTGGGGATCGAATAACCCGGCTGAGCCGCCAGATGGTCTACCAGCTCGCTCAGGGTGTACTGGGTCAGGTCGATGGACAAGTTCTGCCCGATGCCGCCGCTGACAGTTGTCGTCAGCACCGCGTCACGGATGCGCCACGTCATGCCGCCGTTGTAGCTCAGGCGCAGCGCCAGAAACTGATCCGGGTCCGGGTCGAAGACCTTGTGCAGCAGGCCTAGCAGCTTTTTGGTCAGGTTCATGTGAATGCAATCGCCCCCGGCATCAGCTTCTGACTGGCGCCGGCCGTGGTGTCGGCCGTTGGCGTGGTCAGCGTGAAGTTGTAGACCCCTTCAATGCCTTTCACTAGGTGAATAATCTGGGTCGCAAGGCACTCGTCGCCGATGTCCAGTCCCTGTATGTAGGCATACACGGTGTCGGTGGCCAGCGTGATCAGATCGGCCTTGTCATAGCCGGATTCTGGAGTAATGACGCCGCTGACGTTGATCAGGACTTCACCCGCCGCGATGACCTTGACCGGAATGCCGGCCCCCTTGTAGCCGTCGACCTTCGTGCCGTCAGCCTTCCTGTAGCCGTCGATAATGGTCTGGCAGGCATTGACCAGTGCTGAACTGACCTTGCCCATGCCGTTGTGGATGTATAGCTCCACGTAAGCGATCGGCTTGTTGGGATCGGTCTTGTACGGCTCGACAATGGCGGCAGACGTCACGCGCTCGGTGATGTTGCCCAGCGAGTCAGTCAGGGCTGTGGTCTTTGCGCCATAGACAATGGAGCCACCCGTGGCCCGACTGATGGAATCAATGTAGGCATTGAACCGCAGCTTGCGCTCTTCGTCGGTCTCTTCGTCGGACCCGGTTGTAAAGGCCGACAGGTTGGTGGCACTGACAAAGCTGGACGGCATGGGGGTCATGGTGAACGCCTGATTGGCGTCGATGTTGCCCGCAGTGCCCACGGTGTCTGCCTTGACTGACACGTCAGCATAGGAAGAGCCGGCGGGAATGACCGTATCCTGAAGCGCGCTATAGCTCGATGTAAGGCCTGCTGCGGAAAAGGTCGTGCCGGCGGCGATGGTCACGTCAGCCGCGCCCGGCTGGATCACAACCCGGATCAGGCCCGTGGCGGACACGGCCGGGATCTTGTCAAACGAAAAGCTGGTATAGGTGGCCACCGGGATCGCCTCGCGGATACCGATGAACATTTGCTGATACAGCTCGTCCATCTCGGCCGCAGGGGCTTCCACCAACGTGCGCGAAACCGATCCCACCGTGAAGTCGCTGATCTTGTGGGTGGTCGCCTTCATCCAGTTGAGCATGGAGGCGGTAATTGATACGAAGTCTTTAACCTGAAAGGCCACTTTAGGTACTCGCTGTGACAGTCACGGAATCGCCGGATATCGGCGTGACGTTGGCCTGAACGCTCAGCACGTCGCCTTCAGCGGTAACGGTGATGCTGTTGATGCTCTTCAGGCGGGTTTCTTGTTTCAGGGACTCTTGAATGTCCATGCGCCCCAGCAGCACGACCACTGCGTTGTTCTTGCGGCCCTTTCGGCGCTGTAGCTTGCAGCCGTAGCCGGGGTGATAGATCAGCTCGCCCATGTCGGTGCGAACGCGGTGATTGATGGCCTGCTTCAGATTGTCCCGGCCGCTGACAAGGGTCAGGTCTCCCGACTCGTCCACGGTCAGCTTTCCGCCAGTCAGGGCGCAGTCGGCCAGCAGGACGTTGTCCGCAGTGCTAACCGTGGGTTCGGATTCGTTGGTAGCCGACGGGATCTTGATCGACTGACCCGACAGCAGGACCCGTGGGCCTGCCAGCGCTTCGTCGTCGGTGATGTACGGGGGCAGCAGGTTGTTAAACCATGCCAGCTGCGCCCAGTTGCTGGCGTCGCCAAGTTCGCGGAAGGCCACCCGTTGCAGGGTGTCGCCCCGCCGGGTCGGCGCATAACGATAGCCGCTCGACGGCTTGGAAAAGTCACTCATGATGTCACCGTCAGGCCGCTATTGATGGCGCTCAGGTTGTTGACGATGCTGGACGTGGACAGGCTGCTGGTGACCAGATCAGTGTTGGCCAAGGTGCCAAGGCTGGTCGATGCCTGCTGCGTCAAGCGCAGACCGCTTGATACGTTCTGGTTGACGGCTTCGAAGGTGTTGGTGCCCGAGTAGATGGAAACCGAACGGCCCCCGGCGGTACTTGAACAGTTCGAGGCGCCGTAGATGTCGGAATAGTCTTCATAGCGCGACACGACCTTGGCGTTTTTGATCAGGCAGAACAGGTTCGTAAACTCGCGCACCACGCCCATGATCGTGGCCTTGGCGATGTTCGGGATGTTGGCCACCAGCGATGCAGCGCGGAAGATGTTGGTCAACGCCTGCGTCGCAAGCGTGGCCACACTGCCGACCTGCCGGATGACGCCCACGCCTGCGGTGACCAGATCGCGCACCGAGTTGTACAGCTTCATCGTCTTGGCAACCAGCGTCTTCACGGGCTGCACAATGGTCTTGTCGATCCACTTATAGGCCTGTTTGACCTTTGTGGTGATCGCATTGACCGAGGCGGTGAACGAGTCCAGCCAGCTGCCCATGGTGCCCAGAATGTTGCTGAACCATGATCCGCCTTCGTTCGTCATCAGGCTGTTGCGCGTGACGTCTTGGCTGATCATGACGAAATTGAAGCGGTACTGGGAAAGCAGCGGGCGGGACTTGGACCGCTTCAGCTCGAAGTTTCTGGGCGCAATGACGCGGCTGTACTCGTTCAGGGTGTCGACCATGATCAGGCGTACCAGCGCCGGGTCATCGCCCTTGACGACCGCTGCGGCCCGCTTGGCGTGCCAGTCGTGGTACACAAACTGGCGCAGCTTGATCAGACGTTCAGTGCCGCCGGCGTCATCGCTCGATGCGCGCCAGCCGGTGGTCCCGGCCATGGTGCCTTCTTCAAGGCCTTCGCCGAAGGAGTCCGCCCAGCCGCCGCCCAGCGTCTGGTTGACCGTCATCCGGCTGGGGAAACTGGTCGTCAGTTCCTCCGGCCGGATCAGCAGGGTCATCTCTTCGCTGGTGCGTGCGGATTCGTCGTCCAATACAAACGTGATCGGGCGTTCTTCAGCTTTCTGGGATGCGGGCGTAGTCAGGTCCATGCCCGCATTGTGTTGTCACGACCGGGCGTTACTTGGGCGCGCTGACGTCCTTGCCATCGCCCTGCTCGGTGTGCACGTGCGTCATCGTGCTGATGCCGCCTGCGATCTGGTCGCCCTTACTCACGACCTTGCCCGTAAAGTCAGCCTGCGGGGTGTCAAACAGCACGCCTGCGGGAAACTTGAAGGTGGCCTTGCCCTTGGCACTGGTGACCATCAGGTTGCCGTTAGGATCAATCTGAAGCGTCAGGACGGGCGATCCGGCATTGGCCACTGTCAGGTTCACGTAGGGCGCGGAATCGGTGTTCTTGGCGACCTTGAAGCGCTTGTCGAAGTCTTTTCCGGTCAGGTCCTCATGCTCGGGGGTGGACCCCATGCGCAGATAGGTGCCGCTGGGGTGATACCACTCCGCGTTACCCTTGGCATCGATGGTGTGATAGAAGTCCGACCCGTGCCGATCGATCTTGCGACCGGCTTCGGCAAAGGTCATCTCACAGACTTGCGGGAACAGAAAGCCCTGAATGTACGGCTCGCGACCGACATAGCCCACAATGGCATGGATCTGTCGCCCTGCTCGTCTAGTCAGATCCCACCGCGCCTCGCCAGTCAGGGCGTCCGGCACAGCCAGATCGTTAAGGCCGGTATTGCTGCTGGCCGATTGCGACATGACCTGCACGCCAGACAGGCGAGCGCCAGACTCGAACAGCATGACGTCGACGCTGTGATCTTCGGGGTGAATGGCCACAACTAGGCCTTTCTTGGGTTCCATTATGTGCCCGCCTTACTGCTGGTCTCGACGAGTTCTGCCAGATAGGGGGACGCTGTCCCCCCGTTCAATTTGATGCGCTCAACAAAGCCGGTGCCGCGACTTACGGTCAGAGTCGTGTAAACGCCCCGGAACGGCAGGATCTGGTGGGTTACGCCGTCCACGTAATACATGGCCGCAAAGTTGCCCCGGATGACCCGGATGTAGTTGCCGGCCCGCACCCGCTCGTTGCCCATGACGCGCAGGGTGCCGCTTTCCAAGATGCTGTTGTCCTTGTTCTGCGCCACAAGAAACTCCCGCCGGTTTCTCATCCAGTCCGCCAGCGTTACGTCCCTTGCCTCATGCTCGGTTTCAGTCACGCCAGACTTGACGTTCTTGATCGCGGCGCCGCCCAGCGTAGTGGTCAGGTTCATCATCCGGGTGCCGTACAGGTGGGCGTAGCTGTTGGGGTACTCCGACTGGTTGATGCTGGCCTGCTCGGCAGAGGAAAAGCCGTACTGGCGGGCATACACGTCCGTATTCAGCCCCAAAGGTCCGTTGACCCAGTAGTAGTTCGCGACATTGGCGTCAGTGCGCGACACGTTCATGGCCAGCACTTCTTCGTCCAGGATCTCGACACAGGCCAGCACACTGGCATCGTCTACGACGGGATTCAGCAGGGGGTTGCTTGTGATCAGGGGGAACATGGCGTTCCCGTTCGCGGTCAGGACCGGGTTCTGTCGGTAGATGCAGCGCACGCCGAAGTCGTCATCGGCAAGGAACAGCTCATTGAAGGCGCCGATGTCCATATAGTTCTTCAGCAGCTGGTAGATCGATCCTTCCTGAGTCTGGATGCCGGTTATGCCCGTGGCGCCCTCGACCACGTTGTCCGTGTGGACGGTAATCAGCGGAAACCCGCTGCCTTCGGGCAGCAGTCTCTTCAGGAACGGGTTGATGATCTTGTCGACCGCCAGCGTGACAAAGTCCTTGTTGCTGATGGCGTTGGCAAACCCGCCGCCGAAGCGATCCAGCAGCTTGAACGTCGACAGGATATCTTCGCCAATGATGTAGTTCGGGCCGTAGAAGATCTGAATCATTTGCCAGATCTTGCCGTAGTCCTGCCCGCTGATCGTGACAGTGCGCTGGGGCTTGCCATCGTTCCCGATGCTTTCGCTGCGAGAGACCTCCGAAACAAAGCCCCGCATGACGATGGGCGGCTGGGTGGCGCCAAAGATATCGGCGGCATGCCGCATGCGGATGGTGACAAGGTCCATCGGCTCGATCAGGCCATACAGCGACTCAATGCCCAGCCCTTCCACACGCGGCCGATCCGGCACGGTGATGGAGAAGCCCCCGGCAGGGCTGGTGCGGTTCTTTTGCGTGGTGATGGACGATGAATCACTGAGCCATGGGCCAAGATCAATCAGCCGCTCTGTGCCGCTAAAGCGCGCACTGGTAGGGGTTGCGCCATCCACGGTGGTGCGCTGGACCGCCTTGTAGACGGTCACGCTGTAGACAGGCTGGTGTACTTTTACCGGTTTCATTAGTTCGCCCCACTGGCTGACGGTGGCGTGTACCGCGTGCTGATATCGGCCGTCTCCAGCCGCTCCCTGCCCTCGCCCAGATTGATGTCCACGACCATGCTGTGCTGGAATGCCATCTGCTGCTTTTGCTGCTGCTGGGCAAGCTCCCGGCGGATCTGCTCGATTTTCGGCACGTAGGCGCGGTTCTCTGCCCCCCACTGGCTTTCGTCATAACCGCCGTGGTAGGTGCGCAGCATCTTGGTGGGATCGCCCCCAGTCTTGGCCTTGCGCTCCTGCATCAGCCTTTCGTACATGTACAGGCCATCATCAAAGTTGTGCGGGTCCAGCTGGCGCCCTGCTTGCGCTGAATAGTGGGCCACGTTGTCCGGCATGATCTGGAAGGCGCCCCGCGCCCCTACACGGCTCTTGGCGTTCAGGTTGCCGCTGGACTCCTTCAGGATCAGTGCGGCCGTGGTGCCCGGCGGCAGGCCCAGCCGCTGATCGGCTGCATTGGCCTTGCTCAGCTGGTCGGCTGTCAGGCTTCCGTTCTTGGTCTTCACGCCGCCCCCAACACTGCCTTGCGCGCCACCCTGTCCGCTGCCCAGCGCCGCGTAGGCTTCCTGCTCCTGCATGTCCTGCTGTTCCTGCGGGGTCATCTGCGCCAGATCAGCCACGCTTGTGCCCCCGCCATCTGCTACCGGGGCGCTGCTGGTGCTCGCCGTGCCGCCCGCGCCTGCGTCTTCATCAAGGCCCAGATTCTTGCGCTGCTGCGCCTTGATCTGTTCGGCTTCGGTGGTGTATTTCAGACGGTCCCCGGATGCGGCCTTATCGGCCTTCCAGCGGTCCATCTCTTCGTCATTGGCCTGCTTGCGCTGGGCCTCAGCCTCCTGATAACGCTCATAGGCCTGCTGCTCATCATCGGTAAGGTGTGGCTTCAGGCCCGCCCCAAGCTGTAGCCTTTTTTCCCATGGGACTGCACTTTCGTAGGCCGACTTGGCGGCAAAGGACTCCTTGTTCAGCGGCTCCATGTCATCCATGGCTTTCTGGTGCCGGGCCTGCACTTCGGCCGCATCCGCATCCTTGGCGCTGTCGGTGACCTTGTCCATGCCGGCGATCCTGAAGACCGCGCTTTGAATCGCCGTCATGATCGGCAGGCCTTCGTCCGCCAGTCGCTTCATGGCATTAGCGCCATCAAGCTGGGCCTTTCGTGCGGCCGCGCCTTCGGTGTCTTCCTGATTCTTGCTGGCCGTCTCCAGCGTCCGCTTGTCCTTTTCCGCTTCGCTCAGCGAGCCATTCGCCTCGATCTGGCTGATAGCGTTGATGCCGGTCGCATTGACATCCTTCATCTTGACGCCCAGTCGGTCCATGCGCTTGGCCATGGCATCGGTCTGGGTCGGGTCTGAAGCCATCCACGCCATGGCCTGCGTGCGACTGGTGCCGAAGGTATTGGCAAAGGCATCCGCCATCAGGTCCGGCGATTGGCCCCGGTACTCATTCATCAGCTGGCGCTGAAGGATGGAGATATTCGACTCGCCCGATGACCAGTTGCCGAAGCTGTTGGTGCCGCCGCCAAACTTGGCGTAGTACTTTGCCGCCACCGAGTTCGGGCCGAAGGTACTGGCGCCGGTAGCAAAGGCTCCACCCTCCAGCTGCGTCGCTGCCTGTAGGGGGGTTAGCCCCTGCGAGCGCTGCAAGGATGCAGACATGAAGTTCTTGGCCGCTTCGCTGGTGCCGCCTTGCCGGATCGTATTGTCGATCTGGCTGATGATGTTGGCTGCGTTGTCCGGGTTCATGCCGGCAATGCCGCTTTGTTCAAGGCCTGCGAAGTGCGACAGCCACCCGGCCGCGCCGGCGTTGTTCAGGCTGCGGGCATTCCCCTCCAGATAGCGGGACAGCCCTGCCATGACGTCAGCCATTTTGGGCAGATCCCCGGCCTTGGCCACGGATTCGCCAATCATCAGCGCCAGCCGCTTCTGGTCATCCGCGCCACGGGTGACGCCAATGCCCTGCATTCTGGCGAAGAAGTCGACGCCCACCGACGGGTCCAGACCGAAGGAACGGGAGAAACCGACGCCAGTTCCTACCTGTCTGGCCAGTTCCTGCGGGTCCTTACCATCGGCATTGGCCGTGCGGCTGTACTGCTGGGTCAGGCGTACCGATTCGTCATCGCTCAGAGCGAACTGGGTGGACAGGCCACGGGTGACGCCCTTCAGGTCGTTAAAGCCGACGTTGACGTCGCCCAGATTGCGTTTCAGGGTGTCAAGATTGATCGCGACCTGCCGCGCCTCGCCGATTGCGCTGATTAGGCCTGTAATTGCGCCCGTCACGCCGCCGATAACCGCGCCCGGTAAACCGCCGGCCAAGCCCCCGGCAAGCGCACCACTGGCCATTGCACCTACAGGGCCACCGATCTGGCTGGCAATGCCCCCAGCCATGCCTGCCGCGCCCCCGGTTACGGCCCGCTGCCATGCAGGCGGCGGCTTGCGACCGCCATCCCCGGCACCGCTTGGCGTAGGCGAAGACGGCAGAACGGTGTCGATATGCTCGGGGTTCAGGTAGGCGACCATTGTCTGGGCATGCGCCGCACGCTGGCGGGGGTCCTTCCAGACCTTGTTCCACTCGACCTGATCAAAGTTTTTGCCACTCTGCCCGCCCGCTTCCAGTGCTTTTTTAAGCCCCGGTGACAGGCGGATCATGGTTTCGAACTCCTTGCGCATCCGCACGGCTTCATCCACCGAAACCTTGCTGATGGGCGCAAACTTGATCCGCCCGGCCTGCTCAGCCGTCTTGCCCAGCTGGTTGAAGGCCGCTTCGATCTGCTGGAGGCCTGCTTTGTCCAGTTCGGCGTTAATCGGGATCTTGATCGACATCTAGTTAAATCTCTTCCCAGTCATCTACTGGCGGTTCAGGTTCGCGTTCACGCTCGCGTTCGGCTTCCTTGGCTTCGGCACGGGCCTCCAACTCCTGCATGTAGGCGTCATAGTCGAAGTCGTCGTCCTCGAACATTTCCTTACTGGGGTTCTCGTCGTAGTAGTACGCCCAGTACTCGGTTTCGATTTCTTCAAGGGTCATGTCCAGAAAGCGCGGATCAGTTGGCGCCAGCTGGTACTTCTTGCGAAACCAGAAGCTGAATTCATTGGCTAGATCGCGTGCCCGTATCTTCGCGTTTCGCGTTCTTTGAGCGGCGAAAGTCCACCTCCTTAGCGCGCAGGGCGCTGAAGGTCTTTAAGATCTTCTCGTGGGTGTCGTCATCCAGCGGGTCCATCTCGTCCAAGTCCCAGCCATGGGGGCCGTCAACGGTCAAAACCTTCAGGACAGCCATCCAACCGGCCACGGTTTGCAGGTAGCTGGTAGGGGTGTCGACGCCTTCGGTCAGGCGGGAGTACTCGGCCGCAATGGCCATCTCGCTGCGCATGTTGCGACGGGCGAAAACAAAGTGGCCGACGCCTTCAACGTCAACGTGAAAGTCAGTGGCAGAGGGTGCGCGGTTGCTCATGGGAATTACCGGTCAGTTGAGTGGGTTTCTGATCCGGTAATTGTCCAGTCACGACCCAAACAAAAGCCCGCACGGGGCGGGCTTCTGCTGGATGGCTGGGGTTACGCTCCGGTGCCGGAGACGTCCAGCGCGTAGAACGTGCCAGAGCCGACCACAATGGCATGCTTGCTGATGTCCAGATCGCCGGAAGCGTAGGAGCAACCAACGTACTTGCGCAGCAGCTCGCCGTCATCCTTGCTGTAGGTCTCGATGTCGAACACAAGGCCTTCCAGCGCCGCATCGCCGTTTTCAGTAAAGATGCTGCGTTCGCGCATCTTGTCCTTTTCCAGCACCATGCGGGACACGCTCAGGGTGTGACGGGCCATTGTCGGCACGTACTCCTGCACGTGAATGTCACCGATGCCACTCGCCGGCTCGGGCGAGTAGTCATCGTTCATGCGTACAGACTGGACCATTCCAATCTGGTGGCCGTCAAAGGTTACGATGATCCGGTTACCGGCGCGCACCTTGCGGTTTTGAGTCATAGTCATGGCTTAGTGCTCCTTATGCCGCAGCAGTGCCGGTGAAGATTTGCAGGCCGATGGAAACCGGGATGTAGTTAATCGGGATCACAGGGCTGCACGTGAAGGAAACCATCAACATGTCGCCGTCAGCGCTGACCACGATGTTCTTGTACGCCGGGTTGGCAGCGTTGCCAGCCAGTACGCCGGGGCCATTTGGCTCTGCCGTTGCCAGCTTCTTCAGAACGCCTTCAACGATGGTTTTGGCGCGACCCAGGTTGACTTGGTTGTTCTTCTGGCCTCGCAGAACGTCCAGCGCCTCGCGCACGCTGCGGGCGGTGTAGTCCGTTGCCCAGCCACAGGACTGCTCCACGCGGTTGAACTTGGAGTCCTTGAGCCATGTAGAGATGGACTGAACGACCTTGAAGCCGTCGTTTGTCTCTTCAATGCACAGGATGCCGGCCGGGATCATCTGGTCTGTGTCAGTCGGGTTCAGGTCCACTTCTTCCAGACCCGAAACGCTGATGACCTTGTTGGAAAGGGCCGTGCCGGGGTTGACGCCTGCGAACATGCCGGACAGCAGCGCAGCCGTATAGCTTGCGTTGAACAGTTGCAGCTTGCCGGCTGCGTTGTAGTCGTAGTAACCCACGCGCACCAGCGACATGCGGTCGGAGTTCAGGGCCTTGGCATAGGCCTTGGCCTGCTCCTTGGTGGTGCCGGCCGGGCATCCGACGATACCGCGACGCTCCTTCTTGCCGTACTTGCTCATGTACTGAAGGTGTGCGTCAGCCATGGACCAGATCGCCGGGTTCGTGCTGATCGGGGTGATCCACTGCACGTCAGCCCGCTGGAGCGTTGCAAAACCATCGGACCAGTTGGCCGTTGTGGTCACGCCTTCGCTGCCACCGCTCAGGTAGGTGAACGCGCTCAGGGCAGGCACCGTACCAGCGCCAGCGACGCGCTCAGCGGTGATATAACCCTCGCTTGAGCCATTGAACCAGTCGACGACCGCTTGCAGGTTGGCCGTGATGGTGACCATCGACGTCTTGGCGTCGGCGATCGTCAGCGTGTCCAGCGCGTTCAGCGTGGCGTAGTCTTCGAAGGCGCTGTCAGACAGCGATGCGCTCCAGCCGGGCACTGTATTGATGAAGTCCACCAACTGGCTGTACGTGCTGTACGTGCTCAGGTCGATGGTCGCCACGTCGGTGCCGCTCGGCGCCTGAAGGGTCACAGTGGAGCCGGTTACGGACAGGCTGGCACTGGAGAGGCTTCCGGTGTACTTCAGGTCGATGGCGTTACGGGCGATGTTGTCGCCGGTGTAGTAGCTGCTGCCTAGCTGCGTAGTCAGGGACAGGCCTTGCGTGCTGCCTGCTTCGACCTTGTACTTGATCTGGTTGTTACGCTGACCATAGTCCGTAGAAGTCAGGTTGATCACGCTCTTGCCGGCAGAGTCCTTGAGCACGGCCGAAGCCGGAAGGGCCGGGTTCACGCGGATTGCTGCGACCTTGGACGGGCCACCGGTCTCGGAACTGGGAGCAAAGGCCTTCTTGATCGCATCCAGCAGCGGGCCGCTGACCAGCGCCTTTTCCGCCTCAGCGGCAGTGCTGAAGAACAGGATAGAGTTCGGCTTGCCGCCCGTGGACGTACCCAGATAAGCAGCTGCGTTACCGACGCCCAGATTGGTGCTGAGCATGGCCGAATCGTCAACAGCAGACATCGTCGATGGGGTTTCCCACAGCTTGCCGTTAAAGAAAAGTGACATCGCGGTTAATCCTCCACGACTTGGTTAGCAAAGGCCGTGAAACGGGCGTCGAAATTGGATTCAGCATCCTTGACGGTCCCGGCACGGGTTTCGGTGAACGCGAAGGCGTTGATCAGCTCCACCCGGCGGTCGCGCCCGGATAGCTTGATCATGTATTCCTTCAGGGTGATCTGCGGGACGCTGGCATCGGCCACGGTGGTTTCCTCGACAGGGTTGGTTTCTACGGCCGCAGCGCTTGCCTTGGCCGTCTTCTTGATGGTGGTGGAATCAGTCACGAATAAGCTCGCTTGTAACGTCGGTGATGGTGCTGACCGGGTGGCTGACGCGGACGGGTGCGATGCAGCTGAAGCTGCCCAGTACTTGGTAAACATTGGAATTGCCGTACTCGCCCGACACGGCGTCCAGATCGCTCAGGGTCAGGTCCACTTGCTGGAAGCCCAGCCCGTCCAGAACAGGAAGGTTTGCCGCGATGATTCGGCGGATCGCCTTGCGCAGCTCGATGCGCTCGTCACTGTTGAGCGACCAGCCCACGACGCTTACGCGCACGCCAGAAAGCCACCCTTCGCTGTCTTCCCAGCCATCGATCCCGAAGTCATCGCCAATCAGGTCTTCCCCAAGGCTGCGTTCAAGCGGGGCTTCGTGCTCCAGCTGGACCGTGACCAAGGGGAAGGGAATGTTCTGTTCAAGCGATGGCGGGGCCGAATAGACCGGGATATAGCCCTGCTCAGGCTGGAAGTTGCCGCGCTGGCACTCGACTTGTAGGCCGCGTTCCAAGCGCTCGCGCAGGAAGTACACGGTGTCGGTGCTGTGATCCTTGTAGGTCGCGGCAGGCGTGCCCGTGCGGGTCTCTCCAGCCACCCACTGGCCCGAAACGTAGTAGTACGGCCGGTAAAAGACCGGCACGTCATTGTTTAGGGCGTAGGCGTCGACAAAGCTCCTGTCATCGCCTTCATAGGCGATCACGGCATAGTCATCGACCGGGCCGGTGAACGAGTCGCTGCCTTTTCGCAGGACGCGCCACTGCACCGCACCTACAGGCGGTTCAAGAAACAGGCGAAGGGCATTGCCGGCGGCAAGCGGTCGAATAACAGTGATCATGCAGCGAATACTGCTGTCACGACCGTTGATGCTGGGGAGTCGGGACGGGACGATTCAGCCCATGAATACGACATTTAGCATCGACATGGGCGCCAAGCTCGATGTCATGGGAATCATCAACAAGGAAGTCTTTCCGCTGGTCCATCAGGCGGTGCGCGCCATCGCCCAGCAGACGGCAGCAGACTGGCAGGCCAACGTCTACGCGGCCAAGCTATGGATGGGTGAAAAGGACGCCTACGCGAAGACGATCACATGGAAGATGACCGGGGACTTCACGGCGGTGGTGTCAAGTGACTACCGCTATGACCGGGACATCGAAAACGGCCGGCCTGCACGCGACCTGAAACGCATGCTTGACACAAGCGTGAAGGTTCGCCGCACAAAGGACGGGCGCCGCTTTCTTGTCATCCCCTTCCGCCACAGCATGCAGAAGCTGATGGCCGCAGGCATCTACAACATGGCCAAGGGGCTTGAGGCGACGACAATCACAGGCCAGAGCCAGCGCGCCAGCGGTGAAGTCACGGACCTGAACCCCAAGATCGGCATGGCGCCAGCGGCCCGGCAGTCCGCCTTCCTGTCCAATACAAAGACCAAACAGCAGCAGATGGTCACGCGCAATCACTACGCATGGGGTCAGGCGCTGAAGAAGGGCAGCACGATGCGGGCCGGGATCACGGCAGAGGCGCGCAAGTGGGCTGATGGCATGCACCGCTTTGATACCAGCACACCGGGCGGGGGCAAGTCGTCGGTCTACCTGTCGTTCCGCATCATGATGGAGGGTTCGGATGGCTGGATCGTGCCGGCCCAGCCGGGTCAGCACATTGCCCAGAAAACCGCCCAAGCGATGCAGAGCAAGGCCCAGACGGTGTTCGCGGAAGCAATCAAGCGGTCGCTGGCTTAACGGCTCAGCAGGTCGAACTTACGCACGACAGTGTTCTTGGGCAGACGCACGCCGTTGTGCATGTTCCGGTTACGCGGTAGCTCTTTGAAGATGAAGTATTCAATGTACCGGGTCCCGGTCAGTGAATAGGTCGTTCCGGCCGGGGGTTCCCGGTCCAGCCATGTAAAGGTCATGCCGTCTGCACTGATGGCCGGCAGACCCCCTTCCACCAGCGCCCCTGTCTGCGGGTGTTTCCAGAAACAGCGCTCGATCGATGCAGCCTGAAAGTACAGGCGCTCACTGGGCGCGCCCCGCGTCAGCGGCATGCTGAAGCGATCCGTGGCATTCATGAAAGTGATGCGGTCGAACGCCCCGGCGTCCCAGATGACTGAGTTCTGGGGTACGCTCAGGACAATATCGCCCGCCTCAAACTGGCCAGATTCAGCCCACTGAACCTGAATGTTCTGCCCGGCCGCTGCGGCCTTGGCGACGACCGGCTCATTCCAGAAGTGACCCTTGCCCAAGCACAGCTTGCACTTGGAGTCCGGGGCGCCGCTGTTTGGGTTGACGCATGAACAGCCATAGGCCCGGCGCCAGAGGAACTTCTGACTCAGGTTGTCCAGATGGCGATCGAATCGGGTAGGACTAAAGCGCATATCTCCCCCTTACATGACGCCCAAGCGTATGCCGTGGATCTTTGTCATCAGGCCACCATTGCCGCCTTCAGGACCGTTCAGGATCGTGTCAATGGTGTCGTGGTAGCTGGACATATCGACGCTCAGAGACTCCGACAGGCCATCGGCAGAGATGGAGCCGGACGACGGCAGGAAGGCGTCCTGCACGATCTTTAGCACGGCTTTCTTCTTGATCAGGTCTAAGAGTTCCGGGTAGGTCGTTTCGACGTCAGTCAGGCCGGCGGAGTACTCCAGCTGGCACATGAACGGCACGGAGCGGCCGGATACCATGATGTTCATGGTAAAGCCGGTCATGCTCATGAACACAGCAGGACTTGACGGCACCAGACGCACATGGCCATACCGGGCATCGATGCGAATCCAGTCGGTCGGGATGTCCAGATAGTTGCCGTTCGCCGCCGGGTGCGAGAAGGTCAGGCGATCCACCGCAATAATCGGGCGCTGGCGCGTGACGATATAGCCCCACTTGTCCCCGGTGAACATGCCCGGCTCATAGTCATAGGGCGGATCGATGTCCCACGCCATGCCATCCAGCGCGGCGATCTGCTCAGCCGTGGGCTTGAGCGGGAAGAAGTGTGTCGGCACCAGCGGCACGCGCAGCGTGTGGGCGACTTCCGACTCAGCGGCCCGGACCTTCTCCCAGAGATAGGCGTCACTGACCCGCACGTCCTGAAGCACGCCTGCGGCCGCAGCCATCAAGCGATCCTTCCTGATCTCGTCGACCACGATGTCCTTGACGAACAGGCTGGTGCGGGTGGCTTCGAACAGGGTTTCCACGACCAGACGGAAGCGCTTGACGCCAAACGTGCCGGCCAGTACCAGCAGGGCGCTGCCCGGTGACAGCAGGGCGGTCTGGTCGGCCGTGAGGTCAATCGCGATCACGCCCTCAGCCCAGTCATCGCCGGGGGTCAGGGCGAAGGCCGGGATCAGCTCCTTGCGGCCGTCAAGGGTAAAGACTCGCGCCTGCACGTCGCCGGAAACTGACAGGGGGTTTCCGTCTTGCAGAAGCGTCACGCTAAAGGTTGCCGGATTGCCGGCCAGAATAGTGGTCATTGACGGTACTCAAAAAAAAGGCCGCATGGAGCGGCCTGTAGGGCGGGCCTACGTTAGAACAGGACTTCCGGGGTGTCCGTGTCAGGGGTTTCAGAAGAAACTGCCTCGCCGTTTCCGCTGGTTTCTTCAGCGGCCTTGGCAGCAGCTTCAGCAGCTTCAGCAGCGGCCTTTTCGGCTGCAAGTCGCGCCTTGCGCTGGGCCACGGTCTCTTTGACGGGCGCTTCAGTCTTGGCTGGCTCTTCCTTTACCGGCTCTTCCTTGACTGGCTCTTCCTTGACCGGCGCCTGCGGGGCCACATAGCCCGGCTCTTCAGACGCTTCAGCCAGACGATAGCCGTCGACGGACAGGAACATGTCCAGCGCGGATTCGGCCAGTTCGGTGGAGATGGCGCCAGCAGCATGCGGAGTGAACTCGACGCCATTGATGCGGCTGTGCTGGGTATGGGTAGTGATAATGAACGGCATGATAAGTATCCTTCAGATAGAAAAGGGGCGACCGAAGCCGCCCCCTTAACAGCCCTTCGTTAGAAAGGCTTCCACGCTGCGCCACGCGGCACGATGTTCTTGATCAGAACGTGCTGGTTACGCTTGGTGATGCGCAGGTAACCGCAGATCATCTGAAGCCACGGGATGATCGGGCTGTTCACCGCAGCCATCGGGATCTTCATCATCGGCAGGAACTGCTTCCAGCTGATGGCGTGATCAGAAGGCGACAGGTTCAGGGCGTAGGTGCAGGTAGTGCCCGGAATCTCGCGGTTGATGTCGCTGAAGACGGTAGTAGCGCCAGCCTTCGGAATACGAACCATCTCACGCACGTCGGACAGGTTGGCAGTGCCATTGCGACGGCCACGATAGATCACATAGCCCGTCTCTTCGCCACCCAGCGCACCAGTGATGGTGATGGTGACCTTGCCACCAGCAGCCACAGTCACAGCGCCTTCAGCAGCTGCAACAGCCTGCGACTCGCCCTTGTGGTTGATGCCAGCCACGAAGTACACGTAAGTGCCAGCGTGTGCAGTCTGGAAGTAGCTGTCCGCGCCACCGTCAGCCGCTGCAACAGCAGAGACCTTCGAAGGCTTCATGCCGACGTTCTTGGCCGCAGCCTTGGCATGCGTGTTGTTACGCAGCTCGAACGGAACCTTCATCTTCTCGTCGCGAATGAACACGTCATTGCGCGTTGCGATGGCGCCGTAAGAAGTCTGGATCGCACGCACGTTGGTGCCGTAGGCGATGGAGTTCGGGCTGTTGTCCAGCGCGACACGGAAAGCCGGGTCCAGCTTGGCGTTCAGGTCGTTCTGTACAGACGGCGGCAGGTACAGGTCAGTCAGGGTGCCGAAGTTGCCGAAACCGAACACAGTCGAAGCAGCAGACGCGATCGGGTCGATGCTGTCCAGTGCGGTGCCGTGCATGTCGATCACGTGGTCGGCGCTGTCCAGCTCTTCCAGCTGCTGACGGATACCGGCGAAGCTCTTCGGGATAACCAGATCGTTACCTTCGAACAGGCTGAATTCAATAGACGAAAGCAGCTGCTTGGTGCCGTTGGTGGATTCCAGAGCCACAGCGTCAGCCAGATTGTTCTGGGACTGAAGCACGATCGGGACCTTGCGGTAAGTGGTCATGTACTTGACCTTACCGACCCGGCGGGCGTACTCGCCGTTGGTCTCTTCGGCCGCGCCGTCTTGGTCGTTAAAGCTGTCACCCAAGAAGCCGCCGATGTCGGACTGTTCAGTCCATTCGTCCAGTACCGCAGTAGCCTTGGGCTTTGGCAGGGCGTTAAACAGCGCAAAGTGCTTGTTGTCCTGCACAGTGGCTTGCATGGTGGTATCCAGCGACTGGATACGCAGCGCAGAGCCGCCCGTCATGCCACTTACGTCGCTTTCATAGCCCGCTTGCAGCGATTTCTGCAACTGTGCCAGTTGCTCTGTACCAAGTTCGCCCTGTTCGGCAGAGCCAGACATGTCGACGTTTTGAAGGAAGTCCATTGTGGTCTCCGGTTAAGTTAAATGCGGGTCAGGACGTCAGCCGGGGCGGCCAGTCCAGAATTGATAGCTGCCTCGACGCGGGCCACGTCCACGCCACTGATGCGGCCTTCCGCTTGAGCGCTCAGGCACTTGGCCAGAAGCTGCTGCGGGGCGATCTGTGTGGGCTGTTGGGACTTCGTCAGGGCGGTTTCGCCGGGGACCGGCAGTTCTGCTACAGCCAGAACGGACTTACGGCCACGGCCGCTTCCGCCCAGCTTTGTTAGCTGGTCCTGCATGGACTTGATCAGGGCGTTCTGGCCTTGGATCAGCTCCACGATGGGGTTCAGGGACTTGACCAAGTTGGCCTCGCCGCCTTCGACACGGGTAGTCAAGTCGCTCAGGGACTTGATCAGGGCGCCGACTTCAACGACTTCGACGTCTTCGCCATCGATAACCATTGATTTGGTCAGGGCCGTTTCAGTCGCTTCGCCTTCACCAGCTGGGGCAGTGGCAGCAGTCGCAGGCTGTTCGTCCACGATGTCGCCAGCACCAACGGTGTCGTCGTCTTCGTTGTCGGTAGGGTCGGTTTCGTCCACGGCCGGCATTGACTTGGCCAGCGTGGATTGCTCTTCTGCTGTCGCGGCCAGAGTGGCCAGCAGTTGTTCAAAATCGCTCATTTAGAGCCTCTTTTAAGTCCAGTTTTAAGGTCGCTGATAAAGCGGCTCACCCATTCGCTGGCCGCATCAAGCGGAAGTCCAAGCCGGGAAGTCGCGTAGCCAGTCAGGCCGTCAACGGTGAGAATCTTGGTGTCACGACCTGTAATGGCGCCGGCCAATCGGTCGCGAAATTCGAAGTAGGACTGGGGCACAAAGCCGTCACCAGCAGACTGGATGCGCAGCGCAGAGCCGCCCGTCAGGGTCGCGGAGTCGGTGCCATAGCCCGCATCAAGGCTCTTGACGATGAAGCCGCCCATGGACTTGGCGAACTGGGCGATCGGCGCAGTGCCAGCGGCAGGCAGGTGCTGATTGACCGGGGTGCGCGACAGGGCGACGTTGGTCCAGCGCACTTTCGTGACAAGCCCGACCTTCTGCCCGGTGGCCGGGTCGAACTGCACGGCCTTGTCCATCACGGAACCGCCCACGGACGGATACCAGCGCGCCGGCGGGTTCAGGGCAGTCATCGACTCCCAGACCATGTTCGCGTTTGCAGCCAGCGGGCCTGATCCTTGGTACAGCTGGGCCTTGACGAAGGTGCGCTCGCCGCGAACGGTCACGTCGATCGGACGCCCGATCTCGAACAGCATTGGATTGGGCAGGCCCATCTTTATGCCGGTGATCGTGTAATGATCCAGGTCGAGGTTCCCAAACTTCAGGTAATACTCGGCGCTCGCCTCTAGGGCCTTGGCCAGTACCCGTTCGCCTTCCTGATCGATACCTTCATTACTGGCTTCGAAATAGATGAAGCGCTTGCCATCCATCTGGGCAGGCGTCGCCTTCAGCATCGTGCTGACGCTAAGGAAGTCGGGGATGTCGGATAAAAGCTGTTCGTCGTTCATGCGACGAATCTTGTTGTCACGACCGGATGGCCAGATCGGCCGTCAACCGTAACCTTCAGGGTCTGACAGGTCGTGACAGCACAGTGGGCGCATCTTAATTAACCCCAGACGCCCCGACCATGGACGCACCCGTAACCAAAATCTGCCCCTGCTGCGGCATCGAAAAGCCGATCAGCGAATACGGCAAGCTGCGCGATGGCATTCAGCCGCGCTGCAAGACCTGCCGCAACAGCCAGCGCAAACAGCGCTATGAAGCCAACAGGACCAAGGAACTGGAGTGGCGCGCCAGCTATGTGGCCAAGAATGCGGAGCGCTGCGCGGAGTACGCCAAGCAATGGCGGGCCAACAACCCCCAGCGCCGGCAGGAGCGGTCACGGACGTACTATCAGGAGAATAAGGACCTGTGCCGCAGCTCCAACCGACAGAACTCCCGCTCAGCTCGGGAGCGCTTGGCAGACAGCTATCTGCGCAAGGTCATTGCCGGGCACAAGGGCTATGACGGCAGTCCCATCACGCAGGCCCAGATCGATGAAGTCCGGGCGCGCATTCTGCGCAAGCGTGCCGAACGATCGGACCCGGCGCTGCGGGTGGCAAACAATACCGCCAGCCACGTCAAGGCACGCAAGGAACTGGCGGACAGTTACCTGCGTTCCCTGATCCGGGCGTCAAGGGACTACGACGGCGGGAAGATCACGCAGGCCATGCTTGACACGGTCAGGGCGCGAATACTGGAGAAGCGCCAGCGACGTGCCAGCAGGTAAAGAAAAGCCGCCCCAAGGGCGGCTTTTTCATGGTCTGACTTCGGCAAGGCAGCTGGCGCGAAGATCGGCGGACTGGATGCTGTAGCAGCTGGACGGGTCCTTGTGGGCCTTGGCCAGACAGTAGGCCCGGCCGTCAGCGCTTGAGATGGAATAGCAGGCGCCGGCATCGGCAGCGCTGGCGGGGGTGGCCACCACAAGCGACAGCAGGGCGCTGACCGCCATGGCGACAAGGATGGACGGGATAATAAGCAGATGGCGCATGGTGCTGATCCTTCAGGGTTGGCGAAGGCCTCAGCATACCTGCAAAGCGCGCCGGGAGGCAGAGGGAACCGGGCGTGGTTTCCGTCAGTTTCCGCTAAGTAGCGCAGGCTTAAAGAATTCTTTCGAAACCCAGAATTCGCGGAATCGCTCCATCATCATCGCTTCATACTCTCCCGCATCAGGAACCTGCGCCAATAGCATAATCTGGCACTTTTTCCCTGTATCCCGTCGTATCTTAGCAATCCTAGCCTCTGGCTTCATTCGGCAAACACTCCCGAATTTAAGCACTTTACCCACACGAAAAATATAGAAGAATCCCGGCTTTCCTGATGTAACCCCGCTTCGAGCATGCGCTATATGGCGCTCCACACTATCCTTGAATGCACGGGCGCCAGCTGCCGCGATGTTTTCCCTGTGCTCCTTCGAAAGAGTCTTGCCATACCAATACGCATTCACCCCTATTTGCCTACTGCTCATTCGGGCACGGAACTCATCCGAGACGGGTCTACCTGTCATTTTTTTTCGCATTGACTCCAGCCCGCAACACGGCAAGGACTTTCCATCGCATAGCACTGATCTAGCCAAAACCTGATGCACTTCTTCATGCTTCGAGCACTCCATATGAAGGCGCTGCCCCACATTGATATACTCATCAAGAATTCGATAGCCTTTAGCTGCCGCTCTTGCCCAAACGGTTTCCGCATCTAGTTTAAAGCGATCATTCTTACAGCATAAAAGCTGTGCGCCACGAAACGCCGACGCAGGGCTAGCCATGATATCGGCGTCGTGAACGAGACATCGAACTAACACTTTTGTGTTTGCATTTACATACGTCCCTTTTAATTCTGCGCCGATCTTAGCGAATCGTGCAGCAGCTTCCTGCTGTGTAACCTTTACTCCTGCCACCATTATGAACTAAGCACCTTTTGCATCCACGCTGCGAATTCGGGATCACCCCCTTCCTGCTGCTCGACTACTTGAACCCATCGGCCGCGACAGTGAGGGTGCACCAAACCCGCAGGTAAATGCCATAGCTCTTCTTTAGTTCTAGGTATCAGCTGGTCCCCTACCCTTTTACGCGGCGCTGCGCTGCGGCCAATGTTGTTCTTGCCCGGCCATATCATCGTGTCGCCGTCCTTGTCCGGGTGGTCCGGGGCCACAACCGTGGCAATGACGCCATGGATCTTCTTGCAGAAGGCGCAGGCGGTTGCGTACTGCTCGATGCGCTTGACCTTGGTGCCGGGCTTCAGGCTGGCAATAAAGCCTTCCAACTGTGCATTGCCCGCCTCAGTCACGGCAATCCGGCGCCAGTCACGATTCAAGGCGCCGAACTCGTCCAGCAGCTTGGTCTGAAGCGAGTGGCCGGGAACGCCGTCCGGTTTCTGCTGTTTCTCTTCAAGGTCTTGCAGTACCCGCTGGCGCATGCTGTGCCGCACGCCATCGGTCAGGGCGCGGACATTCTCAACCGATCGCATGGCGCTGAACTCCAGCGCGGCCTTTTCCTGCATCGACAGGTTGAACTGACTCATGGCCTGCTGCGGGTTCAGCGGCATGGCACCGGCCAGCTTGTCGGCTTCCTTGCTGGTCAAAGTCTTGGCCATATTGGCCTGTACCTTGCCCATCAGGGTGGCGCGGGTCGCCAGCCACTGCGCCTCAGTCTTCAGCTCATGGGCCGGCAGATAGCGCTGCACGACGTAGTCGACCGCCATCATGTGATCGTCAAGGCCCCACTGGGCAGGCGGCAGGGCTTCAAGGTACAGCTTGACCAGATCCAGTTCGGCCGATGTCCAGCGCTCCATCATGCCGGGCACCGCCGGAATGACCTGCTGGGGCTTGTGGTTGACGCCGGTTTCCCATGCCAGCAGCGCCGACTGAACTGCCGCCAGCCGGGTCAGGCCCCGCTGGGTGAACAGCTCGATCAGGGTCTTGATCAGGGGAGATTCGTGGGGGTTCCAGATGCCTGCGTCACGCCCACCGTCTGCGGTGGACTTGAATATGTACTCCAGCGCATCGTCGGTGGCTTGCTGGCTCAGCAGGGTCAGATCGATAAACATGGCTTCTTCCCGTTGACAAAGTGAAAGGCCCCGACAGTTGCAGACTGTCGGGGCCTTTGCGGTGCGCCGATCCGACTATCCCAAGGGACTCAGCGCTGCGGTTCTCTGCCTTGCTGTCTGCGCCACGTCTCCATGACCAGTGTCCGGGCAATGCGGACCTAAAAATGCCCAGCAGCTTGACCCCTGCTGGCTCGATACAGCTAACGAGTACACCGGGCCTCTTCGATATAGGCCCAGTGTCTTGTCACGACCTGTTAATAGGCCACCTTCATGGCGCCGCAGCGGCTGAACCAGACCGTGGCATCAACCGCCGCGCTTGGCTGTAGTGTCACCTCAAAGCGTGGCCGAAGCAGGGTATGGCCTGCCGCCGTGGTGAAGACCAGCTGCGGGATCTCCCGGCTGCATGGGCCGATCAGCTCAGTCGGCCATGGCAGCGTGCTGTCCGGGTCGTCAGAGTCGATCTTGAGCGTCCAGCTCGGAGTCATCAGCATGGCCAGCGATACGTTAGACAGGCCCTTGCCCCGGCTCTTGAACAGCCCCGTGGCCTTGATCTTGTCCTGATCCGCCAGTTGCGTCAGGGTGATGTTGACGTACAGGTTGAACGTGGGCTGGGTGGAACCTGCTGTGCCCTTGATATCGACCCGCTGCCACTCCATGCCCTTTTCGTCCACTTCCTTGGTCCACGTGGTAGTGATCCCGGTCATGTTCGAGCCTTCAGCCGCCCAGCCCTTGGCCAGCACCGACCCGGTTGACGCATTGCAGCTGGCTGCAAGGGTGCCGCCGGTCTCGGTCATCAGGGGGTTGGCTGTCAAGCTGCCCTTGGGGTTGCTGGTGGCGTTGTACAGGACGTTGGATTCGAACAGGTCGCCCAGCTGGCGCATCAGGCGGGCCAGTACCGGACCCAGTACGCGGCCGATGGCGTCGGCGCCGATCTTGGACGGGTGAATGCCGTCGCGGACCATCCACGCATAGGGCCGGTACAGGGAGCCACTGGACGGGTCAAGCCATGCGTCGTAGGTGTTGACCACGACGCACATTTTCGACATCTCCTTGAGCACCCAGCGGCTGTACGCATAGTGGTCCGCCGCATTGGCCGCAGTCAGCTCGAACTGGCTGGACCCGGTCCCGCGTGGGGTGTCGTTCAGCAGGACGACTTCAATGCCGGCCAGCTTGAAGTTGCGCACGATCTCGCGAATGTTCTTCTTGGTGGTCCCAAGATCAAGATTCGGGGCGCTCGATCCTGTACGGTCGTTGGTGCCAGCGACTACCACGACCAGCGTGCACTTGGCCGCTTGCAGCGTGGTGATATACGCCGCCTGCCGGTCCAGCATGTCTTCGGTAGTGTTGCCTGCCACGCCGCCGTTCAGCGCCCACGGGATACACACAGCGCCCAAGGAGTAGGCCTGCCCGGTTGCGGCAAGGCCATAGCTCTTGTTGTAGTTGTGGTTTGTGCCATCGCCCATGGTCCCGCCACCGGAGTGGGACAGGAACGCACGACTGTCGCCGAACAGGCCGACGTTACGATTGGCGATCAGCTGGACAACGGCCGCAGATGCTGCCGTCTTGCCGATGGCGGTGCCATGCCCAAACCGCTTCTGTATACCAAAGGCCATCACTGCACCTCAGAATGGACAATCGCGACGCGGAAGGTCTTGTCGGCATCAAAGCCCGTCGGGGTGAAGATCAGCGCATTTAGGCTCATCTCGGCAAAGCTCACCGGGTAGGGCTTGGTCAGGTTGATCAGAACCGGATTGCCGTCAGCATCCAGCAGCGCCTTGGGCTGGGTCATGCCGGGGGTCAGAAAACCCACTGCAAGGCTTCCTGCCAGCGCCGTGGCGCTTGTTTCGACGTCGATCTGCACCCGGCTGAAGGTGCCGGGCATTACTAGCGTCAGCGCGCCTTGTGCTTGCGTGCGCTTCTCGCTCTTGACTACTTCAAACTTCATGAATGCCTCTAGCCGTTGCGGCTGACATCAGGGGAAAGGTCATCCCACCGGGCGCGGTGCAAACTGCCGGCCGCATCCATCACGTGGGCGCCATCCAGTCCGGGGCGACCCACGATCACGCCGGGCACGCCCGACTTGAGCATGACGGCGTCCCCAGACTGGTAGGTCTGGTCGAAAGACTTCTTCAGGGGCTTCTCTTCGGGGGCCTTCTGGGGCGCGCTGACATAGCGCTTGCGGCCGGCCTTGTCGGCCACGATCACGCCGTCTTCGCCCTTGTCGACAATGCTGAACTGCTGCGCGGCCCGCTTCTTGTGGCCGGCGATCTTGGACCACTTGACGGGCAGCTTCTTGCCACCGTGCTCGATCATGCAGCCGTGCTGCCCCGCGCTCAGGACCTTGCCCGAACGCGGCTCACCTTCATGGTGAAAGAACACTTCGTCGCCGGGGTACGCGCTCATGGCTCGATCCGCAGCAGGGGGATACCAAAGGACTTGGCCAGCTGGTCCGCATCGTCAACGTCATCGCTGCCCTTGCCCTCGCCCTCCGGGTCGCCGAAGTCCTCCTGGGACTCCTTGGAATCGCTCAGGTCGTAGCCGCCGGGCTGGCCATAGTCTTCCTGCCCTTCGCCCTGCTCAGCTGAATACGCACCCATCAGGGCCGGGTTCAGCGGGGCGTCTCCCCAGCTGGCCTTCGTTTCGTCGTAGCCGTTCAGCTTGCGCGCTTCGTTGACCGACAGCAGGCTCTTCTGCTTGTCCCAGACGGTTTCGGGCTTCTCTTCGTCGAGGCCTGTCCAGCGGAACACGAACTGATCGCCGAAGTCGGCCACGATGAAGTCGCTGAAGACGTCTTCGAAGTGGGCCAAGAGTGGGCGCAGGCCCTTGTCGTTGGAGTGAATCAGCTTCTCTTCAGTGTCCGACCCGGACAGCGAACTGCTGCTGCCTGCGGTGAACGATTCGAAGTTGATTTCATCCGGGGCCATGCCGTAGACGGCGCAGATGATGCTGGTCAGGAACGTCATCCACTTCGCGAACATGACGTCGTCGACGTCCACGCCAAACTTCTCGAATGCCGCCTTGGATTCGCTGTTCTTGGAGACCATCACGGGCAAGGCCCATGCGTTATTGATCCCCTTGACCATGGCGTTCCAGTAGCGCTTGAAGGCCGCGATGTCGCTCTGATCGTAGTCGCCGGTCAGGTGCAGCATGCCTTTGGGTATAGCGTTGCTGTCGAAGTACTTGGTGTTGTACGTGAAGGCGTTCAGATACCCGGTAACGACCCGGATCAGCAGTTCGGTTTCCGACATGCCGTAGCCACCGTACTGCACTTCAGTGCGGGGGTTTCGGGGCACATAGATCAGGTCGTCATAGCTGTAGGCCGTGCGGATCTGGCCTTCTACAACCTGAAGCGCGAAGATCTCGTCGTTACCTTCATAGCCCACCTCAGAGCACAGCCTGATCGTGGAGCCGTCGACCGCATAGAAGCCGTCCATGCCGCGCTTCTTGTCGCGCTTGTACTCGGTTTCGATCGGGGCGCTGTCCATGATCAGCGAGTCACGCACGTGCTTGGCCATGAACCCGCTGAAGTTGTCCCGCTTCAGGCGCATGCGCTGGCGGGGGTTGTTCTCCCAGCCGCAGTTCGTGAAGAACGATTCCAGCATCTGGATCGCCTTCTGCTCAGTGGTCCCCAGCTTGGCAGCAGGGTCCTTTAACTGGATTGCAAAGCCCGGCCCTTTGCCGGTTGACTGGACCCGGCAGAAGCGCTTGATCTGGCGCTGACGGGTCAGGATGACAGAAGCAAGAATCGGGGTGTTATCGACCATCTGGCGCATGGTGTCGAAGCCGAACGCGCTGGGGCGCTCGTACCACTGGCCCATGGTCTGGATGCGCTGATCGTCAAGCCATACCGACTGCATGCCGTTTTCGCCGGAGCGTGCTGCCCGGCTGGGGTTGGGAGCGGGATTTCCCCCGCGCAGGGCTTTTGTGAACTGCTCTTCCTGATACTGCTGCTGGACATACTGCACAAGCGGCAGTAGATCCGGGACGGATGAAGGCATGGCCGCCGACTGAGCGACGCGCATAGCGTCTTCTCGCTCGTCTTGCGGCGCTGCTGGGTTATGGGCGGTTTCGAGGGCGATGTCTTTCATGCCCCCCAGTGTGTTGTCACGACAGCGGCCAGATGCGGCCGGGTGAACCCCGAAAAGCGTGCAAGACTCAATAAGACTGTAAGTCGTGACGATAGCTTAGGGATCGCCACCCCTTACCGGAGTCACTGCATGAACCTGTACCCGCTGGGAGTTCGTTTGATCAGCCCCACCCATATCTACGTCATCCGCGATGCCATCCTGTCCGCCCCGGCCCAGTTTACTGGCGGGTACGTCCGGGAACTGTTCGTCCAGCTGGGGCACCGCGACCCGACGAGCGCTGCTGCCAAGCTGCTGATTCAGATGCAGGGCGAAGGCCTGATCGAACGTGACAACTGCTCAGACGCTGCCAGCTGCTGGCGCGTGGTTCCGCAGAGGCGCACAGCATGAGTATCCATCAGCAGCGCAAGCGCCTGCCCGATGCTCAGCTGTACAAGGTAACCGACCTTGGGCGAGAGAAACTGTGTAGGTGTTGCGACCAGTTTCTGCCCCATGACGACGAGTTTTATCGCTGGCTGGGCACCCGTGGGCATTACTTTGCCTACTGCCGGGCCTGCGAAGCTCAACAGCGGCGCGAACGCCACCAGCGCCGGCGATCCCTAACCAAGCCAACAGAAGGCCCCTATGCAGCCCTTACAGCTCAAAATCAAGCCCCTGCAACCCGACGTTAAGCTGCCGATCTACGCCACAGCTGGCGCGGCCTGCTTTGATATCCACGCCCACATGCCTGATCAGGAAGTCGAACTGCTGCCGGGCTGCGCGGTTGCGATCCCTACGGCGCTATCGCTCGAAGTGCCCGAAGGCTGGTCACTCGATTTGTACTCGCGCAGCGGCCACGGCCTTAAACATGGCATCAGGCTGAGCAATGGCACAGGCATCATCGATGCAGACTACCGGGGGGAATTGATCGTCCTGCTGCACTGCGACCCGCGTGCCGGGAATTTCAACCCGCTGACCATCAGGCACGGGGACCGGATCGCGCAGGCCAAGCTGGTGCCGGCGCCACGGGTGGAGTTCGTTGTCGTGGGGGAACTGGCGGAAACCGTGCGCGGTTCCGGCGGTTTCGGGCATACGGGGCAATGAAGGAGTTTTGTTGTCACAGCTGCCAGCGCTGGAAGCCGGATAGCCTGAAGTCGGGTCGTGTATCTGGGCGCAAAGACAGCCCTCGGCATGTCTGCAAGACCTGCAATGACCAGTTCGCCAGAAAGAATCTGGCCCGCCAGCGACAGAAAACCCATAGCAGCAAGGTACTAGGGAAAAACCCGGACAAGTACACAGCCGGGTTGCTGTCCAAGATCGCGCAATAGAAAAGCCCGGCACATGCCGGGCTTTTTGTGGGTCAGGCGCTCTTCTTCGGGGCCTGCTTCTTGACGTGCTTCAGTAGAACTTCATCCATCCGGGTCTGCCAGCCATCGCCCCCGGCCTTGAAGTGCTCGATCACTTCGGGGCTGAAGCGAACCGTCATCTGAACCTTCGTGGTCTCCTTGGACGGTCGGCCGCGTCGCTTGTACGGCACCAGCTTGGCGTCATCAGCCATTGGCTGGGCATCTGGATCGGACAGCGCCGCCGCCATCAGCTTGCGGTCTTCTTCTTCGGTTGGCATTTCAAGGATCAGGCCATCACCTAGATTTATAAGCTCGCTCATATTTTTTGTACTCCTGTCTTACTGCTTCTCGCAGGCTAATGATTCGGGTCACATAACCCCTTTCGACGTAGGTGCAGTGATACAGCTTCCTTGTCGCAGGACAGAGCGCGACCATGCGTTGTTCGCCGTAGGCTTCGCGGGTGTCTTCTTCCGTAAACGCAAGGTCCCAGTTCAATTCCTTAGCGAAAGCCAGTGACACGCCGTGCTTCTTCATGTTGGCCTTGTCCTTGGCGGGGTCGAATTCAATTTCCATTACGACTTCATCACGTTGGCTGGAGACTTATTGTAACTACAATAAATAGAGAATGCTAGCCTCATGCCCGGTCGTGACAAGACTATTCACCCATACCGTGCACGGCGCAAAGCGTCGCCCAGAAGCACAGCCGGAATGGGTGGTAACCGGCCTAAATTCGAGTGCCCTAGCCAGCAGGGTCGCCCATGGCGATAAGCTGGACTCGGTGGAGCGTGTTAGTGCCGGGTCATGAAAAAACGCACGCGCCGGTCATGATGCCGCCGAAAGGCCTAGATTCCTCATCAGGGACCGATCAGAAGCCAGTAGACCTGATGCAGTTGGGCGCCGGGGCTGGTAGATGATTTGCTGACACGCTGGAAAGACAGCGACTTCTCCCCTTCCCTGCTACGCATTCAAAATAGTCTGTATCCCAGTACTGGCGCGGCTTCCAGCCTGTATCGACTAAGAATTCCTGCTACTTGCAGCACCCCCTAAACTGCCCACTTCTCCAGCCCTATCGACTAATAAGCCCCTAATAGCATTTTGCTACAGGTCATTAGTGGCAAATTGCTGTGATTTGGATCACGCTCCTAGAGGCTCTAAAAGCAATAATCTTTTTTAAAAACCTTTTTAAAAGCTTTTTAAGAGCTTTTTAGGCTTCCAGAAGCCGCGTGGCACTAGGGCTACAGCGAAGTATCGACTAAGGATTCCTGCTGTATCGACTAAGGATTCCTGCTATATCGACTAAGGATTCCTGCTGTATCGACTAAGGATTCCTGCTGTCCATAAAAGTTATCCACAGAACATAGAAAGCTGCGGAATAGTTAATTATGGACTAAATTTGATTTTATATTTTTTAGTCGATAGCCTTGGTCCGTCGTTTTACCGGAAGCCACCATGTCATCACTCGAAACCATACTCGCCGTTCAGGCATCAGAGCGAGTCTACAAGTCTAATCAGCTAGTCGAAGGCTCCTACAAGCTGACGTTACAAGAGCTAAGGCTGCTCTTGCTGGCTATTTCAAAGGTGAACCCGCGCAGGCCGCTGAAGAAGCTGGAAGAGTTTCGGATAACCGCTAAAGAGTTTGCCGCCGTGTATGACCTGCCAGTGCGGACGGCTTACGAAGCACTGGAAGACGCCGCCATCAGGCTATATGCGCAGGATATAAAAACCCCCTCTTCGAATACCCATTTCCGAATGGTTGAAAAGGCGCAGTATCAAAAGGGTGAGGGGTATATTCAGCTGAAGTTCACGGAAACTTTTGCCCCTTACATTTCGATGCTTTACAAGGAATTCACCAGCTTTGAATTGCACCGGGTCGCCAAGCTATCCAGTGCTCACACGATTCGCATTTTCGAGATGGCACAGCAGTTCAGGCGCACCGGCTCCTTCACGATTACTGTTGAGAAGGTGCGGCATCGACTGGACCTTGGCGCCAGCTATGCAAGGTTCAACAATCTTCGCGAAAAGGTGATCGATCCTGCCATCGCAGAGATTAAAGAAAAGGCCGGCATGATCATTACCTACACGACCCACAGCAAGGGTCGAAAGGTAGAAAAACTGACCTTCAAAGTGCGTGAAACGGTTGTAGATCCAGAGCTGCAATTTGAGACAGCAGACCAGCAGTGCCTTGACCTGTCTGATGACGACGAAGCCTAACCGCTAACCCCGCAAATAAAACCACTTGCCCTACAGGCTCTAGTAGGGCTACGTTTAATCTGCCGACTTCATCACAACTTCAGAATGGTCAGTCGGTGCCGATAAAGCAGCCATAGCCACCACGCTAGAACGTCAGAAGGGAATTGATTTGAACGAAGCCAGTATGCGCCGCCATTTGGGGCTTGCCCCCAAGGCAGAGCACAAGTCAGGTCGCACAATGGGCCTGTGCGTGATTCTAAGCGTCCGTAAGGGCTACCAAGGCCTAACCCAGCGGTACACCTACCAGTCCAGCACGTTAAGCCGCTTAGCGGCCGAAATAGACGCCAAGAAGGCCGCACGGGCGGAAGGGTTCACCCCATGGGCCTTGCTCGACGTGTTTGTGCCCGATCAGCTCGAACGGGCAATGTAACCCCAGCACCCCGGATCGGCCGGGCGGACAGTGGCCTGTATCTCACTGCACGACCCGGTCAATGGATCGTAGTTAAGGCAGGAGCCGCACGTGTCGTTGGCCAGATGCTCGATCTGCTCCATCACTTGGGCCGTCTGCCCTGCCAATCGCCCCACCACGGCCCCTACGGTGCTCTTGGTGACGTTTTCAGCCTGCGGGAGTATGAACGTACTGGTTCCATGGGCGCGGGCGTATGCGACGTCACACAGCATGTTTGCGTAGCTGGTGTGGGGGTCGATACCGATCTTCACGACCCGTCGCTTATACTTGCGCTCTTCGTCATCCTTTTCCGCGACCAGTGCCGTGCGGGTGAAGTGCAAGAACGCCTCTTCCTTGCAGACCGCCTTCATGACCATCACGCCTTTGACCAGCACTTCCTGCACCAGTCCGTCCGGGTCAGGGAACAGGCAGGTCTGCGTCTGGAAGCGCTTCATGCTCAGCTGCATGCACTTGTACTGATCAAGCCGAACGGTGTAGCGCTCTTGGGCATCTTCGGTTGTGCGATTGTCAGATGAATTCTGCTTAGGCGTATCGCCCCAGATCATCATATTGCCGTCCATGTTGCCGTAGCCGGCCAAGAAGACCTTGCCGGGGTGGCGCTGGGCGAAGCGGTGTGCGTCGTTGAAGTTGGGCAGGGTTTCGACCACACAGCACTGGACGCCGTACTGGTTCATCAGGATCGAACAGCGGGCAAAAGGGTCCGGGTCGAAAATGTATTCCAAATGAATGACCGCCTGACGGTTGTCAGGTAATCGCTCCTTGATGATGACGACGTTGTACGCGCCCATCTGGTCAATACCCATGAACGTGCCACGGGCGTTTCTCTTCCACTGAAGGCCCATCTCCATGCCAATGCGAGCGCATTCGTTGAGCATGGCCAGATTGACCGGGACCTGTGACGGGTCGTTGTAGGGCTTCCCAAGCTTCCTGTTGTAGAAGTTCTTCATGTCATCAGCGTTATTGAACGCCTCGATCATCTCGCGAGGCGAGATAGTCGGAGACAGGAACTGCGGGAAGTGAACGCTTCGAATCTCGGCTTCAGGGTTCTTGGGTATCCATTCGCCAGCCTGTGGATCGTCGATCCAGCCTTCGCACTCATGGCAGCGATAGCGGTATTCGCCGTATACCGTCGGCATGCCTTCACGCTGCACGCGCCGGGGCATCTCCGGGTCATAGCCGATGCACTGGGGAAAATGTTCATCCAATACTTGCCCGGTGCCGCAGCTGGGGCACCGCGTATGAAACTGGTGCTGGGTCCCGCGCTGATACCACCAGTGGATATCTTCATCCAGCACGTTAGCCGTTGACCCCATCAGGGTATATCGAAGCTTGGATGCAGACAGACGCTCCTTGGTCTTTTCCATGTCTGCCACTTCCATCTCCTGCACCTCGTCAAAGCTGACGACGTCCATGGGGAAGGATTCAGTAGCGGTCTTGCCTGATGTCCAAAGGAAGTGGAAGCGAGAAGCCCCTACGTTTCGAATCAGCACGTTACCTTCGCCGCCCTTGGAGCCGCTGGCGTGCTTGTCGATCATCAGGTTGTAGACGGCCGGGATCGTTTTAACGATCGGAACGAATCGCTCGGAAGACTTGCCGCTGGCCAGCATCTGGGAAGGCATGAACATGCCGATCTTCGCCGGAGCGAACTTGATCGACATGTAGATCATCGCCAGCATCTCCATGACCGTGAACCCTACCTGCGTGCACTTCATGATCACGTCAGTCTGTAGGTACGCGGCCTGCCGGGTTGAAGGGATCAAATCGTAGACAAAGTGCATGGCCGGCCGGTCAGACAAAGTGAACGGTATGCCGTCCACTTTTAGGCCATCAGCCTCCAGCCGTTCGCACCACTGGCGAAAGGTTTCATCGTGCTTGATGATTCGCTGGTTAGCGTCCAGTTCAACAGCGGACTCCAGGAACTCAGCGCCATAACGCTGCTGCCACTCGACATCGGAAACCGTCTCTGCCTCTTGAACAGTTTCCGCAGGCAGGAAAGGGTTCACATAGCTGTTGAACTGCCAGCAGGTCCATTCCGGCTCATCCAATCCCTGAGCAAAGAGCCGGTAAAAATCATTACGCATGCCGTAGGCTTCAGACAGGAACCAGCCCTGCCCATTGTGTACGCGCAAGCACTCCGAAAGAGTGTCTTCCCATATCGCCATGAGGTCGGGGATTTTGCGGGCGTCATCGACTACCAGCAGACCGAAACTGTCGGTCAGTTTCTGCGGCTCATCTAGCGAATACAGGTACACGCTGTTGCCGTTCTTCAGCTCCAGCTGATTGGGGCTTATCTGTCGCTTAATGAACGAGTCTGCCGCCTTCCTGATGATCCGCCTGACGCGGGTTAGCTCTTCCTTGGTGGCAGAGAACCACGCTACAGGATGCTTACCATGAACCGCCCCACGCGGGGACAGTAGCAGGGCTTCGATGCCTAGCGTGGTCTTGCCGCCCTTCTCGCCCATGCAGATCGCGTTAAAGCGGTTGGACTCGGTAAGGATGCGGTTCTGGATGTGGAAGGGTGCCGGGAGGCGGATCTTTAATTTGCTCATGACAGCATGTTGCTGTCACGACTGACGTGCTACTTCAGGGTGGCTCCTGCCTCCAGCATCTCCTTGGTGATGCCCGATATCAGGTCATGAAGCAGGCGGCGCGGGTTGGCTGACTGGTGGAGTACTTTGGCAAGAATGACCCTGCCGGAGCGCACGCGACGGTGGCCCACGGTCGCTTCGGCAACCAGTACCCAGCCGCACTGATCCTGCCCCATGTGACACTCCCAGCGAATGCGACTACTCATCGGGCACCCCTTCGAACATGTCAATGGTTCGGTCATCCCGGTCGGCCTTGGCATCTAAAGCCGCATCGTAGCCGGGGTACGCCGGGTCGTGCTGGTCCAGCATCTCCAGCAGTAACTGGCGGGCAGTTTCCGTGCCGAAGGCCTGCACCATGATGTGCACGGTCTCGGTGGCCAGCGCCTTGGGCGTAGGGCAGGACATACGGCTGGTCATGCCGTCTGTGTTGACTCTGATGGTGGCTTTCACGCTAATGGGCATGCGTTCCCCCCCTTGGAACAGCAAAACGGGGCGCAAGGCCCCGTTGGTGTGGTGTCTGGTGCTGATCAGTCAAGTATTGCACGCGCCACCAGCGCATCGATAGGTGGGTTCTTGGCGCGGATCATCGCTTGCAGCGCGTCATGCAGCAAAATCATTTTCTTGCACTCCTGCTCGCGGCCGTTGTGGTACAGGTCCCACATGATTTTACTGACCGCGACGACCGTCATGGTGTGCCCGAACGTGACCAGATCAACCGCTTCGTTCGTGTAGTAGTTCGGGCATTTGACCCCAATGGTTTTCTGCTCCAGAGCGGGCACCCAGAAACCGACCTTCGTTTCGCCGTCATGGCCCAGCGAATAGGTGTGGAAGTTCCACGCACTGATATCAGCGTCGCCCTGCTCTGCTGCGGTCGCGTATGTCAGCATTTCAGCGGGCAGCATGAGTGTGCCGAAGATCGCATTGACGTCAGCGATCATGGCTTCAGCGTCTTCGAACGGGCTGGTGATGCGTACAAGCTCCATGGCATAGCTCCTTGATTAGACCAGTCGACGCTGGGCAGCGGTCTTGCGTGGCTTTTCCGGGCCGTAGGATGAATACGGGGGGCGGGGCTGCATGCGGGCCATGATGTGCCATGTCTTGGCATAGGCATCGTGCAGATCATCATCACGCACCGAGTCCTTGAAATTGTCGTACTGAATTTCCATCGCCTTGCTGGCCAAGGTTTCCGCCACATGGGCACGCTTGATGACAGCACGGAACTGGTAGTCACTGTGGGGCTTGACCGTCACGGTGGCACCGGGGAAGGCGTTGGTGATGTCGTTAGGGCGACGTGCGCGGACCAAAAGTTCGTCGGCCGCGCAGTCTTTTGAAACGATGGACAGAAAAGCGTTGTTCAAGCAAATCCACATGGTGGGCATCTCCTAGTTGGTGGACGCATGATGTATCAAGTTTGATACATGGTCAAGCGTCCTCTAGGAGATTTATGGATTTATTTGCTACTACCCTGATCAGAAGAGCGTGCCGGAACTGCCCTCCAGTTTCTCCGGTTTCTTGCCGCTCGGGTAACTCAGCGTCGGCTTGGGCTGCTTCTTCGGGGCCGGGCCTGCACCTACGGCTTCAGCCACTGCGTGATCACTCCACATGTTCAGCAGGTCATACAGGTGTTCTTTCGGGCACAGGTGCACGGCTTGGCTTTCCCAGCCCATGCCGATGGGCGTGCCGCCGACTCGCTTGGCCATGTACATGCGGGCCTTGCTGGTCGTGCGCTCGAAGTCACCCAGAAAGCCGGTTATCTCGACCTGAAGGCCGGACTCTTCGAACGCCTCCTTGATCGCATTGCCCTGAAGGCTCAGGCCTTCTTCAGCAGTACCCTTGGGGAACGATGCCTTGTACCCACCATAGGCATTGGTTGGCGCGATCAGCCAGACACGGCCGTCAGGCTCCTGAATGACTACGCCACTGGCGGCATACTTGCCCTTGGGCAGCTCTAGCGGGGGTTCATGCAGGTCATGATTGATGCCCGGCAGGTAGTCCCAGCCCTGTTTCGTCTTGGGGTAGGTCTTCCACTGGCGCAGGGGCACGCCGTTCAGCTCCAGCGGTACGTCGCCGTTGGGGGTGAACGTGGCCACCGCGTGCGGGTTCTTCCACGTCGATGGGGCTGAAGCGTGGCTTGGCACCTTGATGGCGATCGGCTCGCCCTTGTCGCCCGGCTTGGGGTGGTGATGAACGACCGCTGGCGCAGGCTTGGCCTGCACCTTGTTGTCGTAGGGCTTCACATAGGTGCCATCCTTGCGCGAATGGCCCTTCACGTGCGCCTTGGCCAGCATGACAGGCTTTGCAGCAGACCTGCCTACAACGATGACCTGCTGGCTCATGAATGCCCCCCGGTGGCGCTGTACGCGCCAGACAGGACCGCCACAGCCTTGGCAATGATCTGGTCGACCTTGACCTGCAACAGCTTTTCATCGTCGTGCAGCTTGGCCACAGCGGCGTACAGGTCATGCGCGATCTGCGCCATGCCCGTGCGGACGATGTCGTGCAGCATCTGCGCATCATCCACGGCATAGGCTTCAGCGATGGCCCGGCCGATCCCGCTGTGACTGGCCCAGCCCGTGGGGCGCTGCCAGCTGCGATCGACCCCGGAGAAAACTGCCGCCGTCCTGTCGATGGCTCGGGTCACGTCGTCTTCGTTTCCTGCATTCATCAGTTCGCTGACGAACGTGCGGACGACCTCGCCAATTACTTCGCTTCGGGCCAAGTTATTGGACTGGTCTATGGTGGTCAGGGCCGCTGTAAACAGCGACCCTCCATCCTGTTGTGCGTTGTCGTTCTGGTCCATTGCTGGCCCCCTTAAATATTGGGAAGTGCAATCACTTCAATAACATGCCCTTGCCCACCGCAGTTGGCGCCCCAGTGACCATCGGCGTCTGTAAACTTGGTGCCCGGCGGGTGAATCTTCTTGATCATGAACTTTGTCTTGAACGGCAGAATGACTTCGTTCTCTCCGGGGTGATTGGAGATGGCCGCGCCGCCGGTGGAGGGGTTCGGGGCCACATACAAGCCCTTCACGCCTTCGCCCACGGTGATCTTCAGATGAACCGGGCCGGACCACGTAGTCGAATTGGTCGACGTGGAGATGATCCCGAATTCTTCGATGATCGCGCCTTCGCCTGCATCGATCAGCTTCTGCACTGCCGCTTCATGATTCTGCGTGCTCACTGAACCGTCGTCACCCTTGTCAAACTTACAGTAACGACTCAGTACTGTGCCGGGCGTCAGCATCACGCACGCCTTATCCAGCCCCTTGATCGCGTTTTGCGTCTTGTCGTTATGCTTGCCAAAGACAAGCGCGTTGTTCATCTCCGTGTAGGCTGAGCCGGTGTAGTCCTTAATGGCCTGCTTTTCCAGTGCGGGCAAGGCATCGAAAGACTTCTTCGACTGGTCATACAGCATCTGGGTGCTGAGGTTACCCTTTTTCTGGGATGTGGTCGTGGGGTCCCAGTCCTTCAGTGGGTTGTCCTTACCCTTGAGCACACCCAAGAGCGCATAGCGGCCGACCTTGACCTTCGCTGCCGTCAGCTCCTTACAGCTTTGGAATGCCGCCTTGGTCAGCAGGAACATGGCCGACACGCCTTTGACCGCCTGCCGGTACGCGACTTTCGGGGACACATACGGCGTCGTCATCGCCTTGACGACGTCCTTCCAGTAGGCCGGAATGTGCTGGCTCTTGTGCTGCGTGATGTGCTGGCTGTCGCCCGTCGGAACACCCTGTTCATTGATGGGCTGGAACGTCATTTCCTCCAGCTTCTTGACGTCGCCGGCCACGCCCAGATCGTGGATCTGCTGCGCCAGTTCTTGGTTCTGGTCGTTAAAGGCCTTCTTTGACGAAAGCGACTGACCGGGACCGTTCCAGTTGTGGAAGTCCGGGGTGTTCGGGATGCGGTAGACCGGCGGTTTCTCCAGTTTCTTCGGCGCCGCGTTCGGGTACTTGGCCAGCAGATCGGCCTTACGGGCGATCAGGGTCTGGGCCAGCTTGACCTTGTGGGCATTGTCGCCGGGGCCGAACTGCATCACAGCCTGCACGATGGCTTCGTCAGGAATCGCCACGACCTTGGCTACCGAGGCGGTAATGTCCTCCTTGGTCAGATGGCCGAATACGCTGTAAGGCTGGTGGTACTTGGGATTCATCATTGAATCCAGCGAGTCCACGCTATCGCCGAACTCCTTCTTGTCCCCTTGGGCCTTGTATTCGAGCGAGCCGCCAGCATCCACACGAATGGCCTTGCCGTCCGGGCCTTTCTGAATGTTGGTGTAGTCCATGCCGATCACGTCATGGTTGGCCAGCCACGCATCGACCGCGAAGAACTCGGCCACGCCCTCAGTCTGGGTCATCTCGTGGGCGTTCATGGTCTGAAGACCGTCCACCCACTTGGTGGCGATGGCCAGCTTGCCGCCCATGGTCACCAGCTTGCAGTCCTGCGCAGCGGCGCCAGCTTCGGCGTACAGCTTGGCGGCAAGTACTTCGGTCTTGGCGATGTCAGCCGTCTGGGGGAACTTGCAGTACCACTTGTGGCCCTGATCGTCCAAGTAGACGCCGCCGGGGTTGGAACCCTTCTGCTCGCCGACCTTCTCCCACGAATCCATGGAATCCGGGGTCTCGGCGTTCAGGTTGATTGACGGCATGGCCGGGGCTGGCGCTGCCTTCTTCTTGCTGGACTTGGGCGCCTTGCCTGCTGCTGCCTTCAGGGCCTCGACGTAGTGGTACACATTTTCGTGTGCATTGCCTGCGCCTTCGTAGCCATGGATCTTTATAGTCGGCAGGGTGGTGATGTATTTGCCCTTGGACTTCATGTGCTTGGTGGTGCCATTGAGCGCGCTGGGTCCTTCGGCCTTGATCTTCTCCTTCAGCAGCTCGATGCTCTTCTTGACCTTGTCCTGATTGGACTTGGTAAAGCTCGACAGGTCTGGCAGGGGAACCGCATCAATCGGGTGCACGTCATCAGCGGCGGGCTGGCCCTGATCCATCAGCACCCAGTGGCCGTTCTTGAAGATCAGCATGCCGCCTACGCCTTGCTTGGTGTCGCCTTCGCTCGGGCCTTCTTCCTCTTCCTTGGTCAGAATCTCGGTTGCAGCCTTGTCGTAACCGTGTTCCTTCAGGGCGGTGAATGCCGTCTTGATGTTTTCTGGCGTGTGGCCGAACGTGTCCAGATAGGACTGGGCGGCGCTCTTGGCTGCGCTTTGACTGCCCGCCATGTTGACGTACTTGAACAGCTGGTCCTTGGCCTTGGACGCCTCCAGCTTGGCCTTGGCCTGATCGTTACCGATCGACATCAGGTCGACGCCGTATTGCAGCAGCTTCTTGTACTCGGGGTCGTTCTTGAGCGCAGCGCTGGTCTTGGCCGACTCTGCCGCCTTGGTAACCGAATCGCTCAGATCCTTGAACTTGCCTTGCTCGGCAAGCATCTTCCACGCCTTGCCAACCATCGTGTAGTTGAAGTCGTTGAAGGCAGGAACGGCCGGCATGGGCTTGGCAGATGCAGGCGCAGGGGCTTGTTGGGCAGGTGCCTCAGAGGCCTTGGCTTTAACGGCTTGCGCCACCAATGCTTCACCGTACTGCATCAGCTTCAGGTGGTCGGGATGCTCGCCCACGGCCGGAGTGGTCTTGGCCTGATCCGCATATTCAGCCAGCTTCATCTTCAGCCCGATGATCTTGCCTGAGTCTGCCATGGCCTTCAGGCCCGTGGCGGCAGCGGCGAAGCTGTCAAGGCTGAACGTAGGCATGACCGGCGTGCCATCAGCGGTCATCGCCGGGGCTGCGGCCTTCTTCTTCTCCAGCTTGGCTTCCAGCTTCTGCTTGGCCCGCACGGCATAAGCGTGGGCATCCGATCCTTCGGGCTTGCTCTGGATGGTGCCTTCGATACCGGGCAAGTCTTCTTCAGCGACCAGCTCGTCCAGCATCTTCTTCAGATTGGGCGTCAGGTTGCTTTTTGGCGGTTCGGCCTGCGCCTTCTTCTTTGCCTCGCCGGCCACGATCACTTCGTCCTTGGTGTCCTGATCCATGTTGATAAAGGCGGACATCATCTGATTGTCGGGTGGGCTACCGGCTGCGACCCAGTCAATTAGCTCCTGCTTCTTGGCTTCGTCGATGACCTTGATGGGTTCTGACTGGGTCAGCTTCTCACCACTGGCCAGTTTGATCGCTTCGGCATGCAGCGCCAGCAGCTTCTTGCTGTTGGTTGTGGTGCCCTTCCATGTCTTGCCCTTGTCGCTGACCATCAGCTTCAGCTGCTCGGCTTCGCCTTGGCTGGCAAGATCCATGATCTTCTGGGCGACCTTCTCATAGTGCGCCACCACGCCCGTGGTCTTGGCGCCTTCTTCGAACGACGGCATGGCCAGACCGGAAACCGGGGCCGGTTCCTTCGGTTTCTCTTCGGTTGGCGCCAGCTTGGCCAGCTTCTCGTTCGCCAGTTGCGCAAGGCCTTTCAGCTTGGGGTCATTCTGGTGCTTGGCAGCAAAGTCCTTCATGCCCTGCACGTCGCCTGCCTGCTCCAGCTGCATCAGTACGCCGTACTGACCTGCATAGCTTGCCGGGTCGATTTCCGGGGTCTCCGGGCCGTCGATGCCGTGGCCCTTGGGGGTCACGTCGGTTTCGGTAACCTTGACCGGCTCTTCCTGCCTATACCAGTGGCCATCCTTGAAGACCAGCGTGCCGTCAGCGCCCTTCTTGGTGTCGCCGTCTTTCGGGCCTTCTTCAGCCGGGGTAACTGCGGCCGGTTCCTTTGGTTTCTCTTCGGCCTTCTGGCCCAGCGCATGGTGCGTGCCCTGCTTCAGACCGGCATGAACGGTGTGTTCGTTGCCCAGATCCTTGAGCGCAGCATTAGCCACGTGTACGACTTTCTTCCCCGTGGTGTCGTTAGGGAAACTCATGGCCAGAATGGCATGGGCGTCGCCGGCGTTGTACGCCTCCTGGATCTTCTCCACCTTGCTGACGAAGGCCTTCTTGTTGGAGTTGTCCGGGTGAGAATCCTTGATAGCCTGCCAGTGCGCTTCGCTCAGCGCTCCCATGGCGGGCTGGGCCTGCTTCGGCTCGGGCTTGGGTTCTGCCTTCGGGGCCGGCTCCGGGGCCTTCTCTGGCGCTTTAGGCGCAGCTTTAGGGGCTGGCGCTGGGGTTGGCTGGGGTTTGGCTTCAGCTGCGGGCTGGCTGGCTGCTGCGGCGCTCAGGGCTGGGTGCGTGCCTTGCTTCAGACCTGCATGAACTTGATGATCACTGCCCATTGCGCCAAGCACGAAGTTGGCCACGTGGGCGACCTTTTTGTGGGTCGTATCGTTCGGGTAGCTTGCGCCCAAGATGGCATGCGTGTCGCCAGCGTGGTACGCCTCTTTCAGCTTCTCCAGCTTCTTGGAATAAGTCGCCTTATTCGAGTTTTCAGGGTGCTGATCGTGCAGCTGCTGCCACATTTCGCTGGTGATGCGTGTGTGGCCAGACGCCGGCTTTTCCGCAAGCACAGGGTGACCCTTCGGCGCGGGTTTCGCCTCGGATACTCGGTGCCAGCGGCCCTGCATCAAATAAAATCCAGCTTGATGCGCGATCTGCTTGGCTTTTAACAGGACCACCCGGTGGGCGCCTGTCGCGTTGGGGTTTTGTGTGTTCATGACGCGATACTGGCGTCACGACGGGGTCGGGTCCCGCTAGTGTCAAGTCAGGTCGTGACAAGATACTGAGCGGGCTGTAATGAACGGCAAGTATGGCGCGGCCCTCACCGCTTGAATCGCCATCCGCTGGGGTTGACCATACGCCTAAGCCAGCGGAACAGCAGCCAATATACCCGCCAAGCCTCTCAACGATGCTCAAATTGGCGGGTTTTCTTTGCCCAGCGCCTTGATGATTGTCTCACCGAGTATAATTTTCCGAACGGCCGCTGGCAGCGTTATCTGCATGATGGGTTCGCCGTCCTTCATGACCACTTCGGCCTTTAACCCATTGTCTCGACCGACTGCCGCCAACTGAAAGCAGCTGTCCACTTTTTCTTCCCATTCAATGAACTGTTCCAGTGTTTTCATCGCGTCTAATCCAAGGCTCTATGCCTAGCATGTGTTTGAGAACCTGCGTGGGGTTGGGCAGGCCGTGGAGGTCCATCGCTAGATAGTGGGCACCGATGGCCTGATTCATGGCGTCCTGCGGGTCGTCCATACCGAAAGCCTTCCCGGCTTTCATGCCCATGACTAACAGCGGGATAGGCATCAGCGTTGTCATGGTGTCCAGTGCGCGGCTTATCATGGGGCCGACATTGTCGCGATCCTCTGGGGGCACCAAAGCCAGCAGGGTCGATGCCCAGCCTGTTTCGAGCTGTAGAATAACCGGCTCGCCTTCGCCGGCTTCGTGCACGGTCATTTTCACTTGGTCCGGGATCAGTTGGGATATCAGCGCCCTGCTTGTGCGCCAGTAGGGCGCCACCGTCTCGATCGGGGTAAAGCTAGGAAGGTCTGAGGTCACGCGCCCGCACTCCAACGACATCAATGAATCCGTAGGGTATTTCGTCTGCGTTCGACTGCTTCAGATACGCTTCCATGGCCTTGGTGCCATCATCGTACATATAGCGACGGCCGGGGGTCTCTTCGTCCATATCGATATACAGACCAATACCGCCCAGCAACGGCCCTATGGCGATCACAGTGCCGTCTTGCAGCTGGCGCAGGTGTAGGTATTGCCCCAGCCCTAGATCGGCCAGCCTGCGCAGCCGCTCAGTGTCTTTTTTCATTGGCCTGCTCATTTCCGAAAACGATTTCCATGTGTCAGGGTGGTTTAAACAGGATAGGACGTGCATCAAGTTTGATCAATGCCCCGCATGAATGCCCGACTAGCGCCCAAAAAAAGCGGCGAAACCAGTCAAGGCCCGCCGCACGTGGGTGTCAGGTATGGTGTTACCAGACTATGAATCAGATGGCTTTAGGCGGCCGCTCAGGTAGCTGCTCACCGCCGGGGTTCGCTTCGCGAACGGCCCCGATGAACCCCATGTCCTTGCCGCAATTCATGCAAACCGCTTCGCCGTCTAGGGTTTCCCGGTAGCGCTCGTGCTTGCAGCGACGATTCCTCCGCTTATCTAGCACCCTGTCTATCAGGGTGCAGAACAGGCACAGACAGGCAATGACGGCCAGAAGCGCGATATACAGGCCAAAATTTACCAGCGCTTGAGCTAGCCAAAACTTCATATACTCGATCATTGCGCAGCATCCTGCGCATCTGCGCCCCGGCGCACCCACACTGCCACCGACTTTGGCTCTTCGTGGTCAATGGTCAGCGCCAAGAGAAACCAGCCGGAACCAGCCGGCGGTTGCGGGGTCCACCACTTCAGCTCAGTGTCGGAGTACTGCCGGTGTTCCTGAAGGCCTTGGCGCTCCAGCCAGTCGTTATAAGAGTTCTGGATTTCCTCTTCGGGCAGCTCGTCAAAGTCGGGCACGGCCGGGTGATACCACTGCCCATAGTGGTCACGCACGACGGGCAGGGGGTGGACGTACAGGTAGGGCGCTGCGCGCCATTCAAGCCTACCCTGCGGCTCGTCTAGGCTTTCCATCTCATCTATGGGCCACCCATTGCGCTTGAGCAAGTCGGCGATATTGCCCATGGTGTGCAGCGACCACTCCTGCTCATTTAGCTGGTCGCGGATGTCGGACAGCAGCGCGTGCATGGCCGGGGCCTTGGCCATCATCTGGGCGTTGTTCAGCGCTTCTTCGCGGCTGACGCCGTTGACTTCATTACCAGCTTCGCCGTTATGGCAGGCCTGCCCGATCAGGCGATAAGGACCCTTGCCGCCGTTGTAGTCCAGTATTTGCAGGGGGTTGGCGCCTACAATCCAGCTGGACTTCGCCATGGGTGCTGGCTTCTGCGGATCGTCTGACAGGCCCAGTATCGGCATGCCGTTGACGTTCAGCATCATGCAGACCGTGGCCACAGCATCTACAGGGCTTGCCGTGGAAGAAACAACGCTCAGGATGTCGGTCAGCATGATGATCAGCTTACGGTCAGCAGGCGACTCGGCGTCGCACTCGGGATTCAGGCCCAAGGCAGGCCACTCCAGCGCTGTAAATAACCCCCTGATCTGGGCGGGGACGGAGGGGTTCCACTCGCTATGGCTCAGCAGGGCGTGAATGGCTTTGGCTAGGCAGGTGCGGGTTTCAGCATTCATGCGGGCATTCCTTCAGTGGTGACGTAGCGGGCAGAGCAGGTGCAGGGGCCTTCACTGGTGACGAAGGCGCATGCTGGTGTATGCAGCCGGGCGTTCAGGGCTGGATCGATGTCGATCCGCATCCAGCGCGCCAGATCGTTGCCTTGAATATTCCCATAACTGCATGGGACGGGTGCCGGGGTGTCTGGCTGTTCGGAACTGAACAGGCATTCTTGTGACAGGACCCAGACAGGCCCATTCTTGGGATCAAGATCAGCATGGCCTTCCGATACCTTTCGGCCAGTCAGGCGAAACAGCCAGCCGTAAAAGCGCACTAGGTCACCGGGGCGCAGTTCGCTCGTTGGGACGGACACATACAGGGGGGAATCAAAGATTTCCTTGAAAGTCATGGCTGGGTTCCTTACTGGGGCAGATCGATAAAAACCGGGTTTTCAATGTGGCGACGGGTCTCGGCCTGTCCGCTGTCACAGTCCCAGCAGTCGCGACGGTCATCCCATGCGCTTTCGTCCGGCTGGCAGACGCTTTCCATGTCCGGGGTGCCGTCTGGCAGGCGTTCGCAGATGACCAGCGAACCGAACTCTATAAACACGATTGCGTCGCCAATGACCAGCCCCCGGTCTTCCCGCTGGCCTAGCAGGGCTTGATAGGCATCAATAACGCCCCGGTAAATGGTCAGATCGTACTTGTCGACAAGGGTGGGCCTGTAGACGCTTGACGCAATCGTGAATGCGCTTGACGCATCGCCCGCCCAGCTCTCGAACTCTTCATCCCAGCCGGAGCGCTCGAAAGGCTTGGCCTTGTCCAACTGGGGGAAGCCATCAGGGCCGGTTCCGCAGTAGTACAGATCATCTTCAGGACTTAGGAACGCGAAGCTGTCACCGCAGATCTTCAGGGCCTTCAGGGGGTTGCCCATCAGCACGGTGCGGTAGGCCAGCGTTACGCCGGTAAACGTGGTCAGGTCAAAGCGGGGGCTGTTGCTCACGGGGTTGGCTCCAGTGCGTTAGTGATGGCGCATTATTGATATATATCAATCAAAGGTCAAGCATTATCTTTATCAAGTTCGATACGTGCGCCCAACCTGCGCCCGAAAAGCAAAAGACCCCGGTTAAGGGGCCTTGTTTGCTGTGGTCTGGGGCTTGTGCCATCAGACTTACTGTCTGGTGACTGCGTCAAGCGTGCTCAAGGGGATGCCCAAGCAGCTGGCCACCCTGACTCGCTCTGCCATCCACTCATTGAACGTATTGCCATGCGGCAGACTGCTGATGTCTTTTAGAACAGGTATACCCAGAAGCTGGGCTTCTTCAATCTCGGCAAGGGTGCCGCTCGATGCTTCCCAGCCCGGCACCAGCACAACCGCATCACAGCGCCGCATCAGCACCATGGTAGCCGCCAGCCAGAATTCATCGCTGATCGTGGGATCGCACAAGTCCAGCCCTTGGGTGTTGGCGTGCGGGATGATCGGTGCCCAGCCCTTGCGGATGGCCAAGAGGCCTATGTGCTTGGCTGCGGTAATGTTCATCTCGATGCCGGCTTGTGATTTGGCGCGGTAAGGCCCGGCAACGTAGACGACGGGCATGCGGTTCTGACTCATGGCGATTTCCTGTAGGGGGTTGATCCGGTGGGGTGAAGCATCGGATCACGACCTGTTAAGCGACATCGTCTTCGAGCATGGCCGGGTTCACCGTGTGACGGGCCACCTCGCCATACTTGGAATGCAGCACGATGCACTTCATGTTCTGAGCGGCCCGGTAGCCACCCCATGCCGCATAGGCATCCTTGGCCGTCAGGGTGTTGAAGGACTCGACGCTGACGCCTGAATATTCCTTCACGCTCTGATGGTGCACGTGGCCAATGTACCAGTAACGGAATTCAGTCCGCCCCCATGCCTGCGCCTGATCTGCCGCCATAACGCCGGGCAGGCGGTCGGGCTTGCAGCTGTGGCCGTGGTGGAAGCCCAGCAGTACCTTGCCATGCTCCACGTACATGAACGCGCTGGGGCTGGTGTCAATCTCGACACGGGGTTCATTGGCATAGATATGGCTCAGCGCGATGCCCAGCCAGATGGCCCCGGTATCGTCGTGGTTGCCGATGACGTTGACCACGCGCACCGTGCGGTGCTTGGTCAGTGCCGATTCGATGCACTGGCGCATGACCTTGATCCCGACCCGGATCATCTTTGCATAGCGGCCGTCGACGTCCAGAATGTGCCCGGATCGGCTGGTAGTGCCCTCCATGTTGTCCGCATGGAACCAGTCACCCAAGTTCACGATGACAGCCTTCTCTGTCGGCGGGGCCATCTCCACCAGCGTGGCCATGGCGCCACACTGTACGCGCTCGGCAATCGTCAGGTCCCAGTCCTTGCCCGACTCTTCGCCCCAGCTGCGCATGCCAATGTGGGCGTCGCCAATGGGATAAACCGCCATCAGGTGGCGCAAGTACTCGCCCATGGCTGGACGGGCCGGCACGGCTGGCAGGTCTTCAGTCATGGCGTGACAGGCCTGCGTCAGCATCTCCAGCTGGCGTTCACTGTCGATCGCGCTCTTTACCCACTGGCCAGCGGGCTTGCCTTCCTTGTCGTAGTACGTGGACACGCCCTTGACCAAGAAGCCATCGGGCACCAGCTTGCGCATGTCATGCTTAGGGCTATAGCCCTTCTTGACCAGCTGCACGCGGCGCTGACTGAAGGCTCTGGCGCTCATGCCCAGCTTCTGGGCCGCTTCTTCGTCGCTCATGCCGGCGTCGACGCACTCAATCACAAGTTCGTCGGTGATCTTCACACGTTCGACCTGGAGCGGTTTCACACGAATGGCCTGGCCGTTGTCCTGCGCCTCGGCTGCGGCAATCGCCTCGCTGAACGATCCGAACGTGCGGACCACTAGAAAGCGACCGATATCGCCATGGCGCACATAGTCGTCACGGGTAATGCGGCCGGTGTTAAGAAGACGCTTCACGCGGATGATGTCCGCGATGATCTCTTCCCGGCTGATGTCGTTGCTGTTACGTCCCACGGGGGTGTACCTACAGTGAAGAATAGGCACCTATCGTCGCGTCACGATTCCTTGCAGCAATAAAAAAGGCGCCGTGTGGGCGCCTTGTGGGGGTTAAATCTCTTGCAAGCCTACAGATTCCGCATCACGCCGCCTGTAATGGCTTGATTGCGGGCTGGTCCCGATGCTGGGCCTGCCATAATTCATAGTCGGCCTGCATGCCAAGCCAGACGCGGGCTTTGCCTAGTCCTGCCATCTCCAGACGTATCGCAAAATCAGGGCTTATTCCTGCCTTACCGTTAAGGATGCGGGAGACGGACACGCGAGACATCTGCATGTGGCTGGCAAACGCGGTCACGCTCATATTTAGGTCGGGCAGGATGTCTTCCCGTAGCAATTCGCCGGGGTGCGGCGGGTTGTGCATCACCATAGCCACCTCGATCAGTGGTAATTATGGCTCTTATTGTATAGCGCAACGACACGATATACAGAAGCGCAGTCACTTGCTTAATCTTTGATTGGTATATACTATAGTTGCCATGTAGTAACCCGCCATGGATGGACCCATGCACCCCAATGCACAGATCAAGGAACGGACACGGGCCGTTATCCGTTTGCACTGCCGCCTAGCTCTGGATGCCAAGAAGCGCCAGAAGCCGGAAGTGCGCAAAGCCCATATCCACGATGCGCTCCGCCTTCGTGCCCTGCTTTTCATGATTTAAGGTGATCCAATGCGTAACCAAGAGCATTTAACCCTGCGCCGGCTGGTCAGCCAGCACACCAAGAGCGACGGGCTTTTGCCCTACCAGCAGGCGCTATCCATCGTCCATTCCCTGATCCTGAAGGCGAACAAGGAAGACTTGGAAGGTCAAGATCTTGTCCTGTTCAATGCGTTGAAAGAAGCGCAGTTCATTGATGCCAATCTACCGCCCGGCCGGGGCGGCAGTAGAACTACTTCCGGCCGGGTGGCTGAAGATGGCGCCGATGTCTTCAGGAAGCTGATCACAACGGATCAGGAGACGGTCGACTTCATGTCAGGCCTGAGCGATGGCAATTTTAGTCTGGGCATCCGTGAAGCTCGCCGCGTACTCCAGCGCCTGCTGGAAAGCCCAGACACACGCGATGCAGTTCAATCACTATTAAGGGGTAACCATGGCAGATGAAGAAGAAACCGGCGGACAGTTTCCGGGGAAAGGCCTGCTGGCCGAACTGCAAGCCGGGCCTGATAAAGCCCCTGAACTCTTCCTGATCCTGAAGGATCGCAAGCCCGTGCGCCCGGCCACCATGCAGGAATATCTGCTGTTTCGCCTTGATGAAAGCAACTGGATTATCAAGAAGGACTTCTTGGGCAGGGACGGTCAGCCGCCTGAAGTCAGCACGGTGTTTCTGGGTGTAGACCGCAGCACCCCTTTCAATGAAGAACTGCGCTGCTTTGAAACGATGGTCTTCTGGGAAGGTAGCGAGTACGACTTGCAGCGCTGGAACTGGAATACCTATGAACAGGCACTGGAAGGCCACGAAGCGGCCGTGCGGGCCGTCAAGCTGGTCTTGCAGGCCATTACTGATAAGGGGCAGGACGATGGAAAAGAATAGATTCGCCAAGCTGTTCGAGTTCGAAGACATCGGGCAGGTACTGGTCCTGCGAAAAACCGATGATAATGACAAGCCCTGCGTGCGGTATATCTGCCAGCCCGAGGCCGATGGGATTGGCACATGCAGCATCACCGTTCCGTTCGTAGATTCCGATAACGGGAACGCCCAAGCAGACAAGGCCTTCGAAGCCGTGGACGAAGAAGCGGCCCGTGCAGCCTTTCAAACACTGACCGAAGTCGGGCGGTCCATGTCGCTGAGCAAGAAGGATCATGACGTAGATCCGCTTATCGACAGACTGATTGATCAGGTCATCGACCTGCTGCCGCCAAGCATGCGCAAGAATGGACAGATGGAATTAAAGTTCAGCGAGTTCAGGCGGGAACTGGAAGTCAGTTTCCGCCAAGTACTGGATAGGGCGGGCGTATGAAAGAAGACGATGTTATGCACCATTGGGTAGTCCATTATTTGCCCGATAACATAGTATTGACGCCATATATGGCCGTTCGCTGGGACATCACAGACAAGGCCGTTCCCACTCGTATCGTCAGGACAGCGGCCACGCTGGAAGAAGTGCGCGCAAAGCTGCCGGGGGGACTTCATCGGATGATGCGATTCCCGGAAGATCCCGTTAGCTTGGTAGAAGTATGGCTATGACGCAGGGGCAGGAGAAAACCCGCTACTACGTGCACGGTGACCTTCGCGAAGGCGGGGCCGACTACTACTGCGCGTTTTGCGACCTGTTCCAACCGGGTGAACACTTCTACAGCGGCGCGCATACAAACCACTATGCACGCTACCTGCTGGCGCTGAAGGCGCACAAGGAACGGGTCAAGCAGGGGAAGCCCTACACCCGGCCGGCTAATCCTACCAATATCGTGGCCTGAGCGCCCGACCTGCGCCCGAACAGACGGCGGTGCCCCTACAAGGCCCGCCGTTTCTGCTTTCTGGGGGCATTGCCCTCAGACTTACTATCTGATGACTGCGCTCAGCGTGTTCATGTACTCGACAATTCTCGCCTGTTCTTCGGCTTCGCCGAAGGCCTGCTGCCTCCGTTCGGTCATAGCGCCACTTGTGGGCTTGGTGGTATTGGCGCTGTGTATGGCGTAGTACTCGGCAAAGGTGCGCGGCCTGAACGGACGCAAGACCGACAGGAAACCCAGTAGCAGCTGCTCTTGCTCCCGTATCTCGTCTGCATTGTGATTGATGGGGTACTGATGACGCAGCAGCGCTTCACGCAAGTGCAGGCCCGGCGGGTCTGGCCTGAGTAGCAGTATCACAGCGCATTCATCCTTACGCTGCATCAGTTCGGCCTTGAGTGTGATCATGAAGCAGGGGCCAAGGTGGGGCGCGTCATCGACAGAGATAGGCCCCGCAATGGGCGGCATGGCAGGAACAGGAATGCAAAGCTGGGAGGTTCGCTCCAGCTCATCCCACTGCTGGGCTGTAGGCTCCACGACCAGCAGGGGCTGGAATCCTTCTGTATACAGCGTGGCCCTGTCAGGCCGTCGATATCGGGGATTCTCGGATAGCATGGGGTTGAATTCCGCGTTGTGGTGGCACCCCATTGTATCGCCGTTCAGGCGCGCTCGCTCACCAGCTCAACCGGAACGCTGATCCTGTCGCCCAGCCGGGCCATGGCCAGCGCCCGACACGTGGCCACCAGCAGATCGGTGCCATGGGATTCGATATAGCGCTGGGTAGTACCGCTATGATCCGTCAGGATGCCTTCGCTGTCGTAATTGCAGACGCTCAGCTGATCGTTCAGGCCGACCCGGTAGGGTTGGGCCAGCCACGCCCCGGATCGCAGCATCAGGGCCAGCACAGGCCCACCCTGCGCCCATATCGTGGAAGGGGACCACGGGCGCGGGGTCGACCCGTCAGGGAAGTGCACCAACTGCTTCACGCCGCCGGGGCCGGTGCGCAGCTCTACATGCTCCCCAAGGGCGGTGGCCACCGCCCAGTCCAGTGCCAGCCCGCTTAACAGGCCTGTCTCACGCTCGGTTATCTCCATCGTTCTGCTGCTTGCCCCTGTTTGCATCTCGTCGCGCCAGCTCGATGCGCCTGTCGAACGTGCAGCTGCCGAGGCCATCGCTGGGCAGAATGCCCGCGTGGCAATGGGGGCAGGCCGGCACCATCGACTTGGTGCGCCATACCGCTTCGACCTTCTTGGCTGCGACTAAGTGCAATATGGTGCCACGCTCTTCGGCGACGGCCTTGCGCTCCCAGTCAAGCTGTTCCCGCGCTTCGTTGAAGTTTTCGGCCAGCATCTTGAGCGCCCAGTAGGGCGTCACTTGGGTGTTGCAGTCCAAGCACATGACCACTTCCCCGTGGTCGTCCAGCTCGATATGGCGATGATGACAGACTCCCCGCTGGCGCGGATGGTACGACCGCCGATTACGCTGGGCCACACTGAAGTCACCGACTACGACTACCTTGTCAGTCATCCCGGCCCCCAGCTCTGTAGGCCTGCTGCACCCTCGTCCGCAGATCAATCGTTATGAAGGCTTTCGCCAAGCTGCCGGCCTTCTCCGGCTTATAGGGCTGGATCGCATCGACGGGCGTGCCGACTGTTACCAAGTCTACCCACTCCCCAGTCAGCGGGCACTTGTGCTGTATGGTGCCACGCGCATATGCGCTCTTGCTCATCGCTTGATGCTCCCAGAAACTGACCGGACGTTTCCGCCTACGTCAGCGCAGCGGATGCTGCCCGACACAGTGGTGACGTCGCCCTGTACTACGCCGCAGGATACGCTGCCGCTGGTGCTGGCTACAGACCCACAGTTGCCGTATACCTCGACGTCGCCTGATACCGTAGACAAGCTGTCGACATCGCCGTGCACTGTGATGCTGATCGGCCCGGCGACGCAGACGCCTTCAGAGACTGCCACGCCGTCAATGATGATCTGGCCATGGTTGTCGCCGCTGATGCTGATGCTGCTGCCCCGGTACTCCTTGCCGTTGACAATGACCGTGCCGGTCTCGCCGGACCTGAACAGCGTCTTGAACAGATTGCCCATGCTCATGCTTCACCCCCAGCCGGCAGGCGCTTCATGCGCTGACGAAAGCAGCCGGGGTCACGGTAGTACAGGGAACCCGAGGACAGGTCGCGATAGACCAGCACGCCGCTGGCGCCTTGAGTTACGCGCAACGCACCCGCAGGCGATGCCATGCCCAGCAGGCTGTATTCGCCCCCGCTCTCGTGGGTGTACAGCTCGCGACGCTCCCCGTCCACCCCATTCAGGCGCATGATTTCCTGCATGTAGGTCAGGCACTCGGCCTTCAGGATGTCGCGCTCAAGCTCGGCTTTTGCCCGTAACTGGTGGGGAGTTTCCCCGGTTTCCTTCTTGACTGTGACCACGATCTGGCCAAGCTCGGGGTGCCGGCTGCTCTCGAATAGGACCTCGATATAGTTTTCCGCACCACTCTCCAGCAGCTGCTGTCCAAACGCATCCGCCAGTATCTGGCAGGCCCCGCCTTCCATGCCCAAGATCAGGCCGTTATCGGTCCTGTTGATGTCGCTCAGCAGGGTGTCGTCCATGACCTTTTGCGCCAGCAGCTGGCGCAGCTTGTCGTTCTCTTCGGCCAGCTTGTTGCTCTCGGCCTGAAGTGCCTTGTGCTGCGCATCCAAGGATTGCAGGGCCTTGTAGGTCAGGGCAGGGTCAATCTGGCCTAGCGGCGTGACTTTGGCTTCTGCGGCCTTCAGCCTTTCTGCCAGCGCGTCGTAGTCATCGCCAGCCACGTAGAAGCCATCTGGATCTTCTTCAAGCCAGCTGCCTGATGCGTGGACGTGCAGGGTATAGCGTTTGATGTCGTTCATGACGGATTCCGGTGGGTGACTATGCCTTCAGCATGCCGTCACGACTTTTTAACCGGCTTGTGCCCAATGTGCGCCCGAAACGACACAGCGCGACCCGAAGGCCGCGCCGTTGCTGGTATGCAGGGGGTATGCCCTCAGACTAGGGATCAGGTGACGGGGCGGTATCCATCCGGCACGCTGCATACAGGTGCTGCGGCCGGCGTCAGGCTGCTGGCCACGACTTCGTGCTGGTTGACGTGCACAAGAGTCTTCATGGCCGCACCATGGGATCAGATGGGGCAACGGCGGCATGCTCCGCGCTCTTGCCCAGATCGCCGCAAGGCTCCCAGCACTGAGCCGGGTTGCCGCAGCATTTGGAAGGGGTGGAGCGTGGGGGTAGGTGTCTCACCTCCGCTGTGCCGGGGGAACCGGCCATCGCATGCTTCCCACGCAAAACTGGCTGTCCCCTGTACATGCCGGCGCCCTGTTCGGCAATGGCACTGAAGGGGAGGATCGGGACCGTCAGACGCTGGCGCGCTGTCGGGTCAAGGAAGTACATGTACCGCAGCTGGAAGCCTTCGATCGGCTTGTATCCTGCGTCGCGGTAGCTGGCCATGCTGGACTGGCCCGCCTTCATGTTCTTGCCCTTTTCCATGGTGACCCGACTGACCACGTGCCCGGTCTCTTCGTGTCGCCATGCAGTGCGGTTCTTCTTGATGCTGGTCAGGACAAACCCGGATGCCCGGTAGATCGTCCCGTCCCCGCACTGGGAACCGTCCGCGAATGATACTACCCACTGGATATGCTTGTAGTGCGATCGGATCAGGCGCATGGCCACCGCAATGGCCCGGCTTTCGCTGTTGCGCGGCAGGCGCTCGCTGAAGGCCATCCGGTTCAGCTCCAGGAACTCGTTCCACCCGGTCCCGTCGACAAGGCCCATGATCTTGCGCTTGTCCAGAGGCGGGCCGAACTGCATGCAGCCTTCCAGCCGGCCGTTCAGGAATACGCCAAGATGCAGCTGGCTGTTCATGACGACCGACCCACTGTAGTGCAACCGCTTGACCAACTTGTCCGCGTCAGCCTTCTTGATCGGGGCTACCCTGATGTCCTTTGCGCTGTACTCACTCATCGCCCATATCCCCCATGAAAAGCTCACAGATCCGCGCCAGCGCGTTGCCGTTGCTGTTCTCGTTGGGCGAATCAATGAACGGGCCAAGCTCCTTGGCTCGCTCCAGCGCAAGGCGCACCACTTCGACCTGATCGTCATGCAGGGTAAAAGTGACCTGCTGGAAGGGGTCTCGATCGTCGCTATTCATCTCGGGCATCTCGCCCGCTTCTTCGACCGCTTCGCCCAGCAGCTCGTCCAGCTCGTCGCCGGAAAAGCCCAGCAGGTCGAGGTCATAGCCGGCATCGTCCAGATCCACCAGTTCAAGGCGCAGCAGCTCTTCATCCCAGCCCGCATTCAGGGCCAGCTGGTTGTCAGCGATGATATAGGCCCGGCGCTGGTGCGGGGTCCATCCGGTGCAGTCCACGACCGGCACCATGCCCATCGGGACTTCGGCGCCGTTCGGGAACTTCAGAGTCTTGCCGGCCGCATATAGCTCTTCAGCCGCCATGCAGCGACCGTGGCCCGCAACAATGCCCATCTCGTCGGCAAGTACCGGGTTGGTCCAGCCCCATTCGGTCATGCTGGCCTTGATCTGGCCTATCTGGTAATGCGAGTGGGTACGGCTGTTGCGGGCGTAGCGGATCAGCGAGCCGATCGGCCATAGCTCAATTTGAGGTATTCCGGGGGTCTTGTTTCTCATGTCAGTTGCGCTCGATGACTACTGTCGTACTGGCTTCGCCATTGTCCAGACCCCACGCCTTGCGCTCGCCGTCTTGCAGAATCTTCAGGGTCTCGGCCGTGATCTTGGCCAGCTTGGCCTTTTCGAAGTTGCGATCCTTGACCGCCTCTGCGGACAGGACGCGGGGGATCTGCCATTCCTTGCGGTGCCGGGCCAACAGCTGGGCGCGCATCTCTTCGCCGTGGTCACGGGTGACCTTGTGTGAAGCCTGTTCCAGCTCTTCGGGGGTTGGCTCTTCGCCTGCCAGAATGATCTGGGTGCTGGCGCGATCCGCCAGTTCGGCCGCTTCAGGCGTCATGCCCTGTTCCAGCTTCTTCCAGCCGTCTTCAGCAGAAATGCGATCGATCACGCCCTTGGAGACGCCGAAGTGCTTGGCCACGGCTTCCTTGGACATGGTCGGGTCCGCTTCCCACATTGCACGCGCCGCGATCTTCTGGCGCAGGGTCAGGGCTTCAGGGCGTCCGCCCTTGCTGGTTCTGGGGTTCCGCGTTGTCCCGGCGGGGGCGGGGTCTTTCTTGGCTGGCACGGCATCAGGCTCAGTGGGTTGATGCTGGCCAGTGTGTTGTCACGACAGTCTGGGGGCGGTAACTCTTGCGGTAACTGCGGGGCGGTTTCTGCGGTTTCGTGCCCGATTGGCGCCCGAAAAACCGGGGGAGGGTCTACAGGCCCCGGATTATCAGGGCCTGCGGATTTTGCGATCAGATTATGTATCTGAGGGCGGCTTTTCGTTGTCCTGATCCGGGTCGATCGTGGAAAGCTCGAACGGCAGCTTCTCGATCATCTCCAGCGCCACACGAATGCCTGCCCGGAAGCACTTTGCATCGCGGCCTTCCAGCGTAATCGGATCAGGCCCGGCGCCTAGCTGTAGCACGGCCTCCCGGTTATCGACGATCAGACGCAGCTGGCTTGTCTTGTGCTCGTGCCATTCCTTAATCAGATTAGCCAGCGTCATCACTGGATCGTCTTCGTCCGCCAGCACTTCGCCTGTTGGTACTCGTTCCATGCTCATGCCCTTATGCCTGAAGTGTCTTAATGCCAATTACCCGCACGATCTTGCGCGCATGCAGGATGATGGCCATGTAGCCGATCCAGACGCCTACAACCGCAAAGGTGGTCAATGGCTTGCCCATGGCAAGCGGCACCGACAGATAGTTCGCCATGGCCACGACGGACAAGGCCCGGCTTATCAGGCCTTGATCCCCCATGTTCGCCAATGGCTTGAAGTGGGACCAGTCGCCCGCATCGCCCCGGCGCCCGGCTCTGACAACGGCCACGAACATGACTGACGCGATCACCCAAAGGAGACCGACGGTCAGCCAGTTGGCCAGTGACTGCGCACCCGGCCCCATGTTGAAGGCGATGGACAGGAACGCGGCATTGATCAGGAACAGGGCGAACAGGGCGTTGTAGATCATGGGGGTTGGCTCAGGCTTCTGGGGTCTTGGCCAAGAACGCCGCCACTTGGCGGGCATTCCGGGCGTACTTGCGTATTAGGTACATAGTAACCAGTACGCCGCCCAACAGCGAGATGACGACCATGGCAATGACCAGCTTGATGGCTGCTGCTTCCTTGCTGTCGTCGCTGCTGAACAGGTCGCCCACTTTGCCGAAGGCTTCAGACACGCCACCATTGGCCGCTTGGTAGATGTTCGAGGCGCTGGCAAAGGTGTTCCATGCCGCCGTGCCGATGTTCGCGATGTTGCGCTCGCGCCATGCCACGATCCACGAATGCACGGTAATGACAAGGCCGGTGCCAATGGCCGGGACGATGACCAGCAGATACCACAGCGAGAAGACCGCTTCCGCTGCCTTGGGTGGCAGGTGCCCGGTGGAAATAGCGATATACGCCTCAGCAAACAGGATGATCATCGAAAAGCCGATGACGGACTGGATAGCGCCGCACCACATAAGCACGCGGGGAAAACCCCCGAACAGCTTGGTTTCTTCCCAGTGCTCGCCGCAGATCTTGGCGTTATACCAGCTGATCAGGCCGTTCAGCGCCAGCAGCGCGATAAGTAATAAACCAGACATCAAAAAGACTCCTTCTTGGTTTCCGCCGACTCGGTCGGGGCATAGGGGTTGAATGTGCACTGAACCTCGACCGGTTGGCCGCGCTTGATGATCAGGGTCAGGTCCTGAACGTAACCGGGCAGGTGCAGGTGCTCGCGCAGCGCTTGGTATAGCTCGCGGGGGAAGTCTGACCGGGTCATCATCGGCCGCATGGGCGCGGCACGGTCAGCAGGATTGCGGGACGCGGTATCGCGCAGGATAGAATCAAGCGTTCTATCAAGATCTTCATTTGCGGCCGACTCTTCAGCAGCGGTCAGAATGGCCTTGTTCTCTTCGTTAAGCATGGCGATTTCCCTATCAGACGTCTTCGAGCAAACTGCTGGCCTTGGTCAGCATCTGGATGATTAGCGTGGCGGCAGCTTCTATCGGCTGGCCATCGCGCAGATGGGCGCAGGACTCGATCAGCTGGCCTGCGGAATGGGACAGGGACATGACCGCGTTCAGCTGCTCGATGTCGACTGCCTTCTTGGGCATGACCATCTTCCCAGTGAACTGCGCGCCCGGATCTATCAGCGGGGTCGAGTAGATTGGCGTTCCGGTTGTTTCAGGAATACTCATGGTACTTCTCCGTCAGGGCGCCCATCTGGCGCCCGAAAGTGGGCCTTGCGGCCGTTGGGCTTGAATTCAGTGGGCTTGCGGGGCGTTGCCACCAGACTCGGAGTCAGGTGCCGCTGCGATCCAGTACGCGGACAGGTCCGTCAGGCACAGGATCGACAGGCGTCCGCCGTATACCGCGCCGGTGTCCATGTAGATCACGTTCCCCAGCTGGGCAGGCTCTTTCATGGGCGTGTGCCCGACCAGTACGTGGCTGACGTTTCTGATAGGGGTCTCGTCCTGCACCGTGACGCGGGTCCGCGCCCATAGCGCCGAGGCCTCAACGATGGCATCGTCCATGCTGTCGCTCTTGGGCTGCTGCATGTGCTCGCGGAAGTTGTCCCAGTCATGGTGCGGGCATTCCGCATGCACGATCCCGAACACACCCTTCGGCGTGTGCACTTCCATGGCAAATGGCAGGGCGTCGAATGCCGCAGCGATCTCCTGCTGTTCGGACGTGGGCAGGCCTGCGAACCATGCGCCGCCGTTCTTCAGGTACGCTTCAGTGACTTGGCCACCCTGCACGATGTCAATGGCCATCTGCTCATGGTTGCCCCGGATGGCGTACACGAACGGCAGGGCCAGCAGCTCCAGCACTCGGTCGCTTTCCGGGCCACGGTCGACCATGTCGCCACCAATGAACAGGCGGTCTGTTTTTTCGTTAAAGCCGCAGCGGCTCAGCAGGGCCATCAGCATGCCGAAGCAGCCATGGATGTCGGTCACGTACCAGTCCCGGCCGTTGGGGTTTACGCCATACGCCATAAAGCGACTCATGCAGGGTTTCTCTTCTTTAGGAATTCAGATACTTCAATCGCGACCACTAAAGGCCAGATCAGGCCAGCCAGCGCGGCCACTGGCACGACTGCGCCGATGAATATGAAACAGAGGGCAGCTGCGAATAGTTGGCGGGGAATGCCCAAGCGGATCGCGTCTGCAATGTCTCTGGAAGCCGCTTGGTCCTTGGCGTCAGGCGAGTCGCCCCGCAAAATCGCGGCCATGGAGCGGCCCACGCGCAGCAGCACCATCAGGCTGGTGGCTATGCCTATCGCGACATAGGCCGTGGAGTAAGGACCCATAGTCATGCGAACGCCTCCTGGCTGATCGTGTGACGCTGGAGCGCGCCCTGTTCCTGCTGGGGATCGATCCGCATCAGGTGTTGGGGCGATACAAGGGCGTACCCCTTGCGGGCGCTACTGCTGATCAGGCCGTCACCCGTGACAAGCCATGTTGGCTCATCGCCAATGTGCAGCAGCACGTCTGTGTCATCGCAGGGGTTTACGAAGGGGACTTCAGGGCCGACCAGCTTCTGAAGCGTGCAGGTCTTGCCTACGTTGGCCGCGTTCGTCATGAAGCCTACGATCAGGCATAAATCACCCGGCTCTAGTGGCCGGGTCTGGGGGTTGGGATTGGTCACAGCGCTTGCCTATGTGGTGGCGTTGGAAAGCGCTTATCGTGCTGTCACGACTTTTCGGCAGGCACTGGTGGAGGCGCGAAGGCCCGGTCCACCAGCATGGCCATGGTCCGGGCTTGGGACGCTTCAAGGATGGCGCGAAGCTCTTCGATCTCGCGCAGCATCTGCGCAGCCGTGGGGCGTGGCGTGTCCATCAGGCGCGCTTCCAGCGTATGCGGGAGAATCGGCCGTCTGGGCTGGTACAGGTCGCCGGATCTGCCAGCCGCTTGCGCACGGTGGCGCTGTTGGCCCACATGGTATGGTTCCATGCAAGGCAAAGGACTTGATACCTCACCAGTATTCATTCCATATCGCGATGCTGGCCCAGATGGACAGTACCCACCATACGACCACAAGGAAGGCTTTCCAGATCGGCACCCAATCGGCGCTGGCTGGGTTCATGCTTCCAGCAATGAACGCGCCGGACAGGTAAATAATCAGGCCGATCGCAAGGCTTGCCACCACAGATAGAAAGATTCTCATCAGGCCCCCTTGAACGCCCGGCGCTGGGCTTCCTTCAGCCGGGCCTTGCGCTCGCTCTTGCGCTGCGCCTTGCCATTGGCCACCAGTGTGCTGGTGCGCGGGTCAAACGTCAGGGTGTCATAGTCGGATGGGTTCAAGCGGTCCAGCAGCAGGTTGTCCAGTGCGCCAGTGGCGCGGGCCTCGTTCTGGGAAATGCTGCCCACGTTGACGCCGGGATGGCTGGCGCGCAGGTGCTCCAGCACTGACTGGACGTCATCGCCGTTCATGGCGTCGTCTACTACCAGTACGATGTCATTCGTGTTCATAGGTCAGCGCTCGCTTGGATGGCAGGTACAGCCTGTTCACGCTTGGGGCTGGGCCGCTTGGTCAGCAGTAGATCCGGCACGCAGGCCAGTGTATTGGTGCCGTCCAAGTGCCAGCAGGTGACGCCCACTTCGTTATCGTGGTAGCGCGTCAGGGAGTCTTCAGGCTCAGGGCGATACATATCGACCAGCGCCACGATGGCGAAGGCCACACCTAGCGTTATGAAGAACGGTTTCATTCGGCCGGCTCCAGATCGTCGCCGACATGGGCGCCACGGTTGAATACCAGCACAGCAGCCAGCGTCACGAAGTACAGGGCGGTCAGGGAGAGTACAAGCACAGGAAAGCTCCACAGCGGCCGGGGACGTCCCGGCAGTGGGCGCTATAGTCCTGTCACGACTTGTCAGCTGGCAGCGCGCTGGGCGTCACGCTGAGCCTTGCGCTCTGCCGCCAGATCACGCACGCGGTTTTCCAGATAGGTCGCTTCGTTGTCGCCATGGTAAAGCCGGACCTTGTCCAAGTAGGCCCAGCGCGCAGCCTTGCTGGGCAGGCGGGTCAGGACGTGGAAGGGTTCCAGCTCGCGCATCAGTGCCTTCAGGCTGGAAACGGCCTGTTCTCCACGCTTGGCGCGGATGGTGTCCAATGCTTCGGGGCGGTGTTCGTGGGGCTTCTTGAGCATGCCCAGCGCTTCACACTGGGCACGATACTCGGGAGAGGTAGACGGCGCGCTGGTGCCGTTGAATAACTGGATAACCGGGGCGCGCCATTTTGTGCAGTTGGTCATTACATCTCTAGGTCAGCAGTAAACACTGCCGACAATGGGACCCTCACGACCTTGGATTTAGTACCAGAAAACGAAAGGGTGCGGTCTACACGTACCGCGCCGGGGACTGCTATCAGGAAGGGGCGCAGGCCCTTGGGATCAGCAAACAGCTGTTCCGAAGCGCTTTGCAGGAACGGCACGCTGGTGCCGAACACAAGCATGTTTCCATCCACGATAATACCAGCCAGACGTAGGGTATTCGTGACGACTCCCTGATACTTCAGATCCACGCCCGGCGAGTTATCCAAGGCAATGGCCAGCAGTTCACGCACAGTCTTGTCCGCGCCATCCAGTTGCAGGGTCAAGCCCAGCAGACCATCAAGCGCTTGACGAGTTTTATCGTCTGGCGCTGCCAGTTCTTTAGGCTTGCGGGGTGCGCGTGGCTTGACGGCACGGTAGGCCTTGCCGGTCAGGCGCTGCACTTCGTTCAGGTGGTGGGCGACACAAATGTCACGCTGGGCAATGATGGCTTCAGCGCGTTTGACTTCGTCCAGATCCGGGGCGACAGGTGCTGTCAGCTGCCTGACGGCTTCATGGGCGAAGCGCTCACACTCTAGGAAGTACTTGCGGGCTTGCCGGCCTTTTTCGTTGCGCTCCACCATGGACAGCTCTTTAGCCATGTTCAGCGTCAGTGCGTATTCCTTCGGGGGTCTGCCGCCTTTTTCGGACTTTCCCGAAAAAGTCACGTAGTCGACGTTCTCGGTGAAGCCATATTGCTCGATGCGGTCCTTGATCCATGTAGCGAAGTGGTCGCCATTTTCAAGGTAGGCATGCAGTGCACGTGCATCTGCTGTTTGGATCAGTTCGTTGCTGACTTGGCGTAGGGTCAGCGAGAATTCCATGTCGGTCATTTTTGAGTCCAAAAAAAAGCCGTGAACAGTACTCTGGCGCCAACCCCCAGAAATTCAGCTACTGGGTGAGTACTGTTTACGGCTTGCTGAAATTGTATGGGTTGGCGACGCAAAGTTAAACAAGAATCGCATCCGCTTGTCGAGGCTGGCCGCAGAAAAAACCTTTTTGTGCCCGATATGCGCCCGAAACAGTTAGGGCGCATAGATGAATCCAGTATTCATGCGGGTTTCAGCACGCTTGCGATCAGACTAACAATCAGATGTCAGTGCGACGGTGGCCCGGCGGCGCGGACCTACACGCCGACTGGGTCAGCTGTCAAGCGCTTCGAGCGATTTCAGCAAGCTGTTCTGCGGGCACTTCAGTGGCCACGAACAGCTGGGGAAATTCCGGGGACGGCTTGGGGTTCGCAATGCAGCGAATGCCTGCATCGATCTGCGGGCCACCACTACGTCCGGCCGCATTGTTCTTGCGAATGGTAATGCCACAGGCGCACAGGCTGGCCACGTTCTCGCCTTCAGCAGTAACGCCGCAGTTCGTGCACTGGTACTCGGTCATGCCTCCAGCTGTCGGCCTCGATACTATCCGCGCAAAGCAGACGCGGCAGATATGAGATTCCAATGCCCAGCTATGGGCTGGTATTGCAGCAGGTGTACTGGCAGGAACAAGGCGAAGGACTCCAACGCCTTTTTTTAGTGACGGGGTGACATCGTTACGGTCGGAAATAAGGCGCATTGCGTGTGTACTCTCAAAACCCTTCTACGGTTAAAACAAGCTGCCCTGTATAGGCGCCTGCGTATTACCTGCGGGCGGCATCTTGGCATGGAAGCCGAAGTAAACCTGCCGAGTGCTGTCGCGTAAGGCCGCAACAACAAGTTCGTCTGTTGAGAGTGAGGTGTCCCGCTTGATGACCTGAATCTGATCCCCGTTTAGGATGCGGATCGTGCGACGCGCAACAGGCTGGTGAAGCCGAGGGGGTCTGCCCTTGGCATTCTTGCCAATCAGCAGTTCACGCTCCCTGTTCCAGCAGCTGACACAAATGTCTTGCCGCACTAATCGCATGCCGCCCCTATGGCATCGCGAACAAATCCCGGTCCCGCGCAGTTTGGAGACGTGAAACGACTGAAGGCCTGCATGTTGAGCACCCAAGGGGCACCGACGGCACAAGGCCAAGCGATCGGGTGGTGTCCGACCGTTTGCTTCAGTCCACATGCCCTTGCATGCGTCCACTGTCAGGGTTGCTTTATGGCTGGTGCACTCAAACATCAGCCTGTCTGGCAGCTCTGGATATGTGAAATAAATCACGCTCCGACTCCAACCGCTCTTACAGCCCGTAGGCGAGGTCACAGTTTATCGTGAAATAGTTCAACAAATGAACCTTCTGGCACGCTTCGTGACGATGAATTTTTACTATGTGTGATGGCACCCTGATAGCCACACTGTAAATAGGTATTTACCTGCTGCGGGTTACCCGTGGTTACCTTGCTGGTCACCCTTCTGATTACCCCTGAAAGCCGCGTCCTATCTATATATCTCTCTATTTCCTATATAGAAGTAACTAGAGTAACCAGATTTATATTCCCCTGTAGAAGCCCTGCATTAAATGACTAGGGCCTTCCTATATATACACTGTGCGTTTCTGGTTACCGGTTACCTTTTATCAAGTACGATACACAACCCTAGAAACACTAGGCTTTCAGCGGTAACCAGCTGTCTCTCCGTATGGTTACTGCTACCCTGCACCCCTAGAAAAATCAGGGCCACGTATCAAGTTTGTTGGTTACCGCTCCGGCAGTCCTTTAGTAACCAGCAGAGTGACCAGCCACCAACCCGTCACACGCTAGGCCAGGAACAGCGCAGCCTTGACTGCGTTTTCACTCCCGGTTACCTCTGTCCTGCTCGCTTCGCTCGCGGAAGGGATCGATAGGGGATTGCTGATCCCCGTGGCGACGCGCACCACGCGGCCGATTGCCGGTCGTCATCTTTGACTAATATATATCTTGATCAAGTGTGATACATGCGCTTAGAATAGAGCCATGCCACACCGGCTTAACCAATGCGAGCGCCAACCCATGACCACTATCGCTACCCCTGCCAAGAAGCTGACCAAGGACCAAGCCCTGATCATGGGCTGGCTGGACCACAATATTGATCTGGGCCTTGGTGACCTGTACGTCGAAATTGGCCGGTACAAGACCGTCAAGTCCATGGCCACCATCAATTCGCTGGTCAAGCGCGGCCTGATCGTCGTTACTGATGGCGGTGATGGGTTCGTTCGCGTCGCCAAGTACGTCGAACCGGCCGTTGAAGGCCTGACCGAAGCCCAGCAGCAGATCATGACCCACGTGACTGAACAGGCTCGCCGGGGCGTTCATGTCGTCGAGCTGCGCTGCGGTCACGGTGAACCATACTTGAACAAAGATCTGTTTAGACTGGAGCGCCTGAACCTGCTGAAGATCGTCCGTACAGAATCCAAGCGGCAATTCGTCAAGCTGCGCTATCTGCCCAAGCCGCCAGTTCCGCACAAGGCCCAGCCCAAGGCCGTTGAAACCCAGCCAGAACCTGCGCCAGCTGCTGCGCCTGAAGTCGCCGAAACCGTGGCCACCCCGGCCCCAGACTTCGCCGAACACTGGACCGTTGACGAAGTCGCCGAATGCCTGCCGGGCATGACGTCGTTCGGGGCCTACGATGCCTTGTGGTCATTCGTGCCCGCTGATGATCAGGAAGCGCCCACGCTGGCAGACGTCTGGGACAAGCTGGAAGAGTCGCACCGGGTCGCGATCATCGAAGGGTACGCGAATGAGTATCCGCAGGCCGGTGGCGCGCTGGCGGTAAAGCGTACCTATCGGCACATGATCGAAACCGGCTGCATCTTCAAGTGCTGCCCCACTACACGGGCCTATACCCACGTCGTGGTGGCCAGCGAAAACCGTGACCACGACAAGGCCGAAGTACTCACGGCCAACTGGGAAAAGTTTTGGCGCGAACACTACCGGGACATCCAGCAGCAGATTAGTCACCCCTACGACAAGCACGGTCGCCCACTGGCCCCGCTGGCCTATAACAGTGCTGTTTCGATCCTGAACAATTTCCCGACCGAACAGGCTTATGTGGACTACAAACGCCAGACAGCACTGGCCAGACTGGATGCCAGCGAATACAAACCGGCAGTCATGGAGTGGCTGACGTCACTGGAAGATGCCCAGAAGACTGCGCAAGCGTTCGCCCAGAAGCCCTGCTTCACAGACATCAAGGTCGAAGCCATCAACGGAGGGACACGCTAACAGGTGCCAGCATGGACAGCTATCGAACCCTGATGATCATCACAGTGGCACGCGGTGAAAGCATCGCCCGCGCCGATGAAGTACGTGCTGACCAGCTGCGCCAGATCGATCTGGTGCAGCAGCTGCTGCACGCACGCCGCCAGACTCAACCACGCATAAGGAGCTGCCGCCATGGAGTATCTTCAGGCTATTGTTAATGCACGCCGGGCACTGCATGCCCTGAACCGGGCAGGCTATGCCGTCGAAATAGGCGACGACAACAAGACCGTATACGTCGCCGACCCAGTGGCCAGCTGGGACGGGGCGCGCTGGGTCACAGAATTCAAGATAGTGATTCTCTCGGTTTACCCGGATCTATCCGCAATCTACCGTTTCCTAGACATCCGCAGCTAAAGAGCGCCAGCCATGAAAGACCCCCAGACCTTGCAAGATCTGATGACCGCCCGCATCGCTGAATTCTGCGCCAGCAGCAAGCCGGCCGAACTGATCGATAAGCACATTGAAAAGATGTTTGCCGAAGTCGCCGAACAGGCGTTCAGATCCTACGGACCTATGGGCAGGGCCGTCACCGCAGCGATTGAAGCCGCCCTGCCCGCCAACCTGTCCACCATTGCAGAACTGACCAAGTACAACACGCTAGTGGCCAATACCCTGCGCGCTAAATGGGAGTCATGCGGGGTCGAAGGCGAGCTGGTGCGCCGGGCCACAGAAGCCATGGACGAGGTACTGGCCAAGGATGCGGTGCCGGCCGAGGTCAGTCTGCGGCAGCTGATCGACCTGTTTGTTGAAGAGCACAAGGAAGAAGCCATCGAAGATCGCTGGGAGCGCCCGACCGTGCGCTTCGACGAAGACCATGCGGAGTTCCTGTATGTGTATTTCGACAAGCAACCGGAAGACGAAGGCACCGGGCGCTATTCCAGCCGCAAGCGCCCAAACCATGAACTGGACTACATGCTGGCCATCCACAAGGATGACACGCGGTGCCCGAAGAGCCTTCATGAACGTGGGGGGGTGTTTGGGGCCAAACTGAACGGCGCATCGATAGGCAAGACGTTCAGTATACGCACAGAGCTGGATCGCATGATTGCCGGGATTTACTTCGGCAATGCAAAGGTCCTCATCGACTGCGATGCTGACGACTTCAGCTATGACATTTACAGGTAGGGAAACGGTGTAAGGCCGGGGGCAGTTTCCTGCCCCCTTAGCCTGTCTCAACCGGAGCGCCACCACAACGCTAGAAGGGTGTTGAGATTCGCGCATTCTATACACAAAAATGCCGGCCGTGACCTCCCAGTCGCGTCAATATATTGCATAAATTGACGCAGATGACAGGAAACCGGCTCCAGTTTCCCCCGTTTCCGCCGCAAAATGCGGCTCCTGACAGACTTTTGACATCATATTGACACTACTTGTCCGCGACAGCGGCCGTCACGACTACGGCTGAGTTATTTATCAAGTTCGATACAATGTATCAAGTTTGGTTTATCAAGTTTGATAAATTAGCTTGATCAAGTTCGATACATGCGGGTAATATTCTCCTACGCCAACCCACAGGAGAAATTCAGTGCGTACTCAGCCCCAAGCCACTCGCGCCAGTCGCGAACAGATCGCCCTGCATAACCATCATCGCACTACCCTGCGCGAACAAATGGTTCGCAATCTGGATGCGCCCCGCCCGATCGAACTCGCCACCGTTGCTGTCGTGCTGATCATTGCGGCCGTCAAGCTCTACTTCATCACTCACTAAGGAGCGCGCCATGGCTAACGAATTGAACATGGACTTCCTGAAGATGAAGTACACCTGCGTCAGCAAGCCCGGCACCTATGAGTTCATAGGCAACGCCGCCGGCCAAGGCCCAGTCAAGGGCTACACCGTGTCGGTATACCGCTGCATCGAAACCGGCGAACTGTTGTGGCGCATGCCAAGCGACTTCGGTCAGCGAATGGTCCCGATCGTAAGCGCTAAAACCCACTGATTCACAAGGCCGGGCATGTCCCGGCCTTCTACTGTCCTATAGGCATCAAGCCATGATTGAAATTAGCAAAGCCCCCCAGACCGAGACCCGCGAAGTCTGGGATATATCGGAATACAAGCGCGGCATCATCAAAAAAATCACGGTGATCGGGAAGTTCAACCGCATGCTGGGTAAGGTCTACTGGGAGACTATACGCGGCCGGCACGTCACGCTGGACAGTGAGCTGGCCGATGCGTACACCGACCATGACCAAGCGCTAAAGGAAGCCATCAAGCGCGCCGCCGTGGATCTTGTACTGACTGAGCGCAAGCACAACAAGCAGGCCAAGCTGCTGAAGGTACTCAAAGCCAAGCAGTCTGTTGAAGCGCAGATGGATGCGCTGATCGATGATATCAAGAGCAAGTAACCAAGGGGCATCAAGCCATGACCAGCACCATCAAAAGCGTTCACCTTCAGCTAAACCGCCAGTTCGGCAGGCCCATGCTGCGATTGATCCAACAGCTGCATGACGGCTCATTCGAGCGCATGCAGGAAGTCAGCGAAGACCAGCGCGACAGCCTGACCGAAGAAGCCAAGGCGCTGGCGCTGAAAGCTGGGCTTGATGGCTTTTATGATGAAAATGGGAACTGGGAGTGGGTCAAGCTATCCAGCAACGCCCAGCGCGCCGTTGAAAAGTACGGGCAGGACGTCTGCGCCAAGGCCTTCGATATGAACGAAAGGGAAGGCGAAGGCGCCAGCACTATCGGTATCTATCTGGGCTTGACCACGAATCAGGCCGACGCCGCGATCAATGCCGGGCGTGAAATGGCGACCGGGCGTGTACCATGAACTTCGAAGAGTTCAAGGCCCGCGAAAGAGCACGGGCGCAGGCTGCATATGAAGAGCGCAAGGCCGCTGAAAAGGCCGAATGGGACGCGATGTCACCCGAAGAACAACAGGCCGCAATCGCAGCCCAGCAGGAGCGCTGGGCTGCGATTGAAGCGGAACTGGAAGCCGCCGAAGAGATAGAGCGCCAAGGCGACGATCTGTCGGACGAAGAAGAATAGCCGCCACACGTCAAAATGAGGTATCCCATGACCACGCATGAAGAGCAAGTCCGCAGCTTTACTGATCCGTCAGTGCCTACGCCAGCCAGCGACATGGAGCCATCCATGGAAAGCCAGCGCGACATGCTGGCGCAAGCCATTGCCGAAGCCGGCGCCAAGGTCGGCATTATTGACCCCGAGATGCCCTTAACCGGCCCGCAGCTGCTGATGGTGCTGGACGACCTTGTCAGTATCATCACGGCCAAAGCGCCCAAGACGTGCGAGTGTGGCGACCCGGACTGCCTGAAAGGGTCCCAGTCCTTCACCCCGGACAAGGAATAACTCCATGCGAAAGCTCACGACAGGCGACGCTTCAACGCTGGGCAACTGGCTGGCGCTGACCCGTGCAACGCTTGGGGAAAACTCCCCGGCCGCAACCTTTCTTCAAGAGAAGATCGACGCAGCTGCCAATGGCGAACAGGAAGAAGTGATTGCCGACGAAAGCCAGCTGCTGCGGGTCCTGATGCAGATCCATCTGGGGCAGGTACGACCATGATTGCACTACCCAAGGATCTACGGGCCGCAAACTTCTGCCGCGAATGGGCCAAGGACTTCGCCAATCAGAATGCTGACGAGCATGCAGACTATTGGAACGCGCTCGCGAACGGCTTCAGAGATGGTGCCAGCATCAACCCGGATGCGCTTGAAGGATTACGCGAAGAAGTAGCCAAGAAGGTAAACGCTAATACTCAAGTGCTGGCCTATAGCTCGCGCTTTGCGCCAGAAGATGTGCTTGCCGCCATGGAGATACGGGCCGAGGCCCTGTACATTCGTTCTGTACTGGCGCCGCTGTAGCTGGCAAGCCACTTGCAAGTAGCACTTCTGACGCCCTCCTGTGTCAATCTCCTGTGGTACGTCGCTGTCCCCCCAGCGGCACGGACAAGCCCCTTAACCGGGGCTTTTTCGTTTCTACCGTTCAGCTTTTGCCTGTAGCGCCGAAAAGTCGTGACAGCAGGATGCCTGCATCACTGACGCACTACCGGTACGCCCCATGAATCACTCCACTGGACGCCCTTCCCACTTCGCCCCGGAAACGCTTGCGCAGGCCTATGAGATGCGCTGTGCCGGCCGCGAATGGTTCCGCATAGCCAATGCCTTGAACGCTGACGAACGCAAGCTGCGCGACGCCCTGCGGCACCGGCTGCGTGCTCCCAGAAAGGTGGCCGCATGAATAATCCCCAAGCCCTGCGAGATTACGCCCAGTATCTGCGCCGGAAGGCAAACTATGCCGACAGCTCACAGGCCCGTCGGGCCGACATCGATCACGCGATCAGCCTGGAGCGCCAGGCGAACGAGGTCGAGGGCAAAGCTCGGGTGCATGTGACGGAGCGCCCGGACAGCTGGATCGACTTCGCCGTGGCCTGCCCCTGCCAGCGGACCAGAGCCAAGAAAGACGCCCGGCGCGCCGCTCGCGTCAAGTCAGCCATTGCCCAGATGGATGCCCTGCTGGAGAAGAAGCCGGCATGACTCCACTGCGCGAAGCCTTTGAAATAGCGCACGCCCGCAGTCTGGGCCATCCTGTTCGCTCAGCCCTGCTATTCCACCGAAACCGCGCCACCGGCCGGTACTCTAACCGGGGAATACAGAAGCGCTGGGAAGCCTACAAAGCGCTTTACTATCCATACACAGAGTGCGCGTGATGCCCTTGATACAGATAGCCCAGTACCGGCACGGCAAGAATTACCGAAACGGCCTGCCTGCCATCATCGGGCCACGGACCTATACCCAGTCCCGACGCCCATGGCAGGCCCGGCTCCGGGTGTACCTGCCTGTAGAGCCGGATCGCCCGGACGAGGTCCCGGTTGAAGAGGCAACCGTCAATATCAGCGAATGCGACTACTCGACCGCGTGTGAAAAGACGGTCGACCAGATGCAGACGCTGCTGGTAGATAACCCCGACTGGACAGATTTCAGTTGGCAAATGTGGACCGAAGGCAAAAAGGCCAAGCGGAAGAAACGATGATCCCGAAAGAGAAACAGGACCCATGGGACTGGAAGCCAGCAGGAAGCCCCTGCACGGGCCGTCATGCGTGGGTGCGGTACATATCCTATGACATGCGCGAATGCTGCGACTGTGGCGCGCAGGAAGCCTTGTGGGCCGACTGGGGCATGGGTAGCAAGCCAGACAAGGCCGCTGCATAACTAACAAGCACAAAAAAGCCCGCATCTGCGGGCTTTCTGTTGACGCTTACGCGCCATCCCTGTCGCGGTCAATGTACCGCTTGGACTTGGCCAGTACTCCTTCGATGAAGCCCAGCATAAAGACCGCCGGGTCTGGCAGGCCCTTCAGCGCATTGGCGCCCATTGTGGCGTGGTAGTCGCTCAGTATCTTCTGGATGTCGTCCAGATCATTGTCTGCCGTGGTCTGATTTTCGGCCATGATTAACCCCTCGCCAGCTTTGTCTGGTCTTCAACGAACCGGGTGATCTCCGCCTTGACGTCGCGCAGCAGCTGAAGGTCGGCTTCGGCGGGTTCGTCGCCTTCACTCATCAGCGGCGCTATGCGCTCCAGCAGGTAATGGGCGCCAGCGAAGAACGCCCGCTTTGTCTCAACTATCTGGGCCATGCCGGCATCGCGTGGAATGACCTTCTGCTGGTACGAACGGAACCCTTCCAGAATCAATTCTTTAGCCATGTTTTCCCCCTTGTTGAGTAGTAGCCGGCCACGCTTGTCGACATCCCGGCCGCTTGCAGCGCAGGTTATCAGGGATCTGGTCTGCCGGCTCGGGGTCGCCCATCATGGCCATCAGGCCGCAGCGCGGGGTCCCGTCTTCATTAAGCACGTGCGCCCGCTTGGGCGTCCGGGTGTCAGGATTATTGAGGAAGCTGGCGTCACGAAACGCCGCCTGTAGCTCGCTCATTGCACACATTCCCATTGCAGCTTTTCGCCGATAAGCAGCGCAGCAGCCTGTTTGGCTCCGCGCAAGGTTTTGTATCCGCGTGGCAGCTCCAGATAGTGCTTGCTGCCCTTGTAGTCGGATGAACAGTCAAGGTAATAGCGGTCATCAATGGATAACCGCCGCTCGATATACAGCTGGTGGCCGCTTGGCGTCGTCGCTTGGACAATTCGCGTGCTGTTCAATCGTTATAACTCCCGCCCATAAGAAAGCCCGGCACTGCCGGGCTTTGGGTTATCAGTCAAACGTGACGTATGTGCAGCCGGCCTTCCAGTGCGCGCAAGTCACTTGAAAGCCTTCAGACTCGGGGAAGCGGGTCTTGAAGTCCGCCATCAAGCGCCGGGCGTCTTCCTCATCCCGGCAGCTGCGTGGGGCGGTGGCAAAGAAGTGCTTGCCGTTCAGCGATACGTTGATTTCGTAGTGGCTCTGCATCACTCGCCCTCCGCATCGACCCACTCGGGGATGATGAACACGTCAAAATTGATGTTCTCGGACTCGTCGGCCGCATCGTCGCCATCGTCCTTTGCGCCCTGCGCTGTGGTGGCCAGCACCAGTATCTTGCGGGGTAGCTTTTTCTCGCCGGCCTTCGCCCTGTTGTTCAGGTCGTGCACGACTTTGCTGATCTGCTCATCGAACGGGCCGAACGGATCGATGCCGGCGTCAAGGGGCTGGACCATGTCAGCGATATCAGCCAGCGCGTCGGTCAGGAAACCGCTGTCGTCCAGCTCATACGGGGTCAGCTCAATCACTTGACTGCCGGAATAAATGGCACGCGGGTGCGGGCCTAGATCGACGCGGATGTTTAACACTTGTGTCGTCATGACGTTGTTCCTTGTGGTGATTTATTCTGACGCTTCTTCCAGCGCTGACAGGGCGTCTTCCAGAGACGACACGGCGGTCTCCAGATACGACGCGGCATCCTCAATCCGCTGGCCACGCTCGGACTGTTGCAGGCCTTCAGGCAGGCTGTCGAAAGAATCCTGTTCTTCGCCTTGCAGCTCTTCAACGCGGGACTTCAGTTCTTCCAGCTGGCTGAAGATTTCGGAGATGGCCTTGCGGCGTGCCTTATTCATCGTGATTCCTTTCGGCATACGCCGCTTCGTAGTCGTCCAGCATTGAGAAAAAATCGGGGTACAGGTCCAGCCCTTCGCAGTTCTTGCGGACCTTGACCATGTCAATCTGGCCCCGTGACGCCATCAGGCGCACGTTGATGTTTCGCTCACCTTCCTGCGCCAGATACCCAGCACACGTATACCGATGATCTTCGCTGCTGTGGTGGCAGGCCATGACTTGGTAGAAGCCATCATCCTTCGAGCCACGCGGGGGCACGGTGGTGGCCAGATTGCGCATCATCTCGATGCTGAAGCCGGGGATGTCTTCGCCGCCGACCGTGCTGGACTTACGCCATGGACACGTGGGGCACGGCTTGTCAGCGCATAGTTTCTTTTTCATGGCTCACCCAAGCTCCTGCTGAATCTTTTTGACGGACCGAACGATCCGTTCGATGGTCACCGCGTACAGTGAAGACCGCAGGATGCGGCAGTCACGCTGCGCAAAACTTTGAGCCATCATGCCTTTGGTGCACCGGCGCCAGTCTGTTGTTGGCGTCAGGCGATTCAGTGCGAAGGCTACCCGGTGCGCAGGCACGCCGCGCACTGCTTCCATGAACTGGTCGAACTCAGCCTGTTGCTCTTTCGTCAGCTTGCTTCGACGTTCGGCATTGGTTTCTTTCATGCTGTCTGGCCTGTGGTTGGCGACTTGATGGGTGCATAGTATATACCAATCAAAGATCGGTCAAGGAGGTTTTTCGGAGTTTTCCGAATAACTCTGAAAGCCACGGCTGGCGCGGCCTTGAGGGTTTTTCGGAATTTTCCGAATAACTACAAAAAAGCCCGCATGGCGCGGGCTTCAGTGGTTAGAACGGGTCGTCATCATCCGGGTCGTCATCGCCCAGAATGGGTGCCAGAGGCAGAATGATGACCTTGGACTTCGAGCCGTTGAAGCTGTAGGTCTTCTGACCCTTATCGGCGCCCTTTGAGCGCAGCAGCTGGTCACGCAGGGCGGTGCTCGATGTCATGTGCGCGGTCAGCTCGCGCAGGCTCGGGACACTGGTCCCAATGATCAGCTGACCATTGCCATGGTCGGCAATGATCCCCTTCTGTCGCAGCAGGGTTTCCGCCAGCACCATATCGACCGACCCGGTGCGATGGGTTGGGTGACTCTCGCGGATCAGGTCGAACACGGTCTGGTCTGGCGCTCCGCCACCCACGCGAATCGTGCAGCTCAAAAGCTCGGACTTGGCATTTTCCGCGTCGTCTTCGTCCGCCTCTTCGCGGTGCTCGCTCCAGTTGTAACCATCGATCAGGAACTTGGCCTCCTGCTCACTGGGCACATGATCTTTTTGCAGGCACCAGCAGCCAGCCAGCAGGGTGCCGAACTGGTCGCCGTCGCGCTGGCGCTCAAACTTCTGGCCAGCCACCTTGCGGAAGACCTTAATGCTGGCCTGAATGGTCGCCATCATGTTCAGCGCTCGCGCCAGCAGGCGCCGGGCAATAATCGGGTCCTGATCGATCTTGTTCAGCTCGGCTTCCAGCTCGTTCCAGTTGTCCGCGCCACCTGACTTGCTTGAGCGCAGGCGCAGGATGGTCAAACGGTCAACGTCGGCTTTTGTAGGCAGGTTGGTGTTGATCGATGACAGGCAGAACATGGACCGGATGTCAAAATCCATGCCGTCGCCGTTGACCGTGCCTTTCAGCGTCTTGGCCTGCGTCTCGCTCGATGTCTGACGTATCAGGGACATGATGTTTTCAACGCGGCGCCGCTCGGCTTCGTTGTTGCTCTCGAACTCATCCACCAGTACCGGCAGGGCGTCGCCCTTCAAGCGCTGGCGAATCCCGGCTTCTGTCGAGTTGCCTTGCGCATAGATGGCAATGCCACGGGTCAGCCCGCCGCAGAACAGCTTTTGCAGCGTGGTTTTACCCGTGCCGGCGCCACCCGTGATCCAGATGTGCGAACGCCACGTCAGCGCCCCGCAAATGCTGGCCAGCATGACCCAGCCGGCCATCAGTGCGGCAGATCCGGGCATGGTCCAGCGCGGCAGGCTGGCGATACGCACAAGCTCGGCGCCCTCTTCAGCCGTTAGCGGGTTTTCGTGGGGCTTGGGCAGCTCGCGGGCGCGGGGGTAGACATAGCCCGATTCGAAGTTGGCCAGCTCGGTTCGCTTGCCGTCCACGGTCAGGAACGGCCCATGGTGATAAACCGCACTGCCTTCATCAGTCCACGCACCACGACCCCGGACGCGGGTCGGGTCGTAGATCCCACGGCTGTGCGCCCGTTTGAATATCCACTCTGCTGCCATCAGCAGATCCATTTTCATGCCCTTGGTGCTTGATGGAAAATGCAGCTCCCACCAGCTCGATGGCGCCAGCTCGGAAAGGCCCAGCATGGTCATGTCCATCCGGCGCAGGCGTGTAACCTGCCCCTTCTGGTTGTTGAACACGTAATAGTCCCCGCCGTCGTAGCCCAGCACCTTGAAGTAACCATTGCGCTCCAGGTCGTCGCCGTCATGCTCGCCAACCGCCTCCAGAGGCGCGCTGTACAGGTCAACCGGTGCGGCCGGGGGAAGCTCTTCAAGGGCGGAATCATCGTGCAGGTCGACCGGTGCCACGCGCTCGGGCAGCAGTGCGACAGGCTCAGGCGCGGTACTGGCAAAGGCGTCAGGCTTGAGCGGGCCGGCATTCATGGCCTGCTCTATGACGTGGGCTACGGTTTCCACGCTGCTGAAGTGTTGCAGGTCGTTAAAATCCGTCGGGCCTTTGATCTTGACGGTGCCGTCGATGATCGTTTCCATGCCGGTACTGGCAGGAAAGTCCGGGAAGGCCAGATGGCCAAACACGGAAAGCGCCACCTCGCGCCCTTTGGTCAGGCCGGGGTTCGGGATCGGGCGCGTAGTCCACTGGTCATTGTCCGCTGCTATCACGATGATCGCGTCAGGTTTGCTGTCGCGGATCGACTGGGCCACGGGCATCAGGTTGCCAGCGTCAAAGCACACCAGCACGCAATGGCTGGTGGCATAGTGAATGCTTGCGCCAGTGGCATAGCCTTCACAAAGGATAAATACCAGCGGGCCATTGGCTTCGCGTGGCTTGGGCTTGCCAATGGCATGGAACAGGCCGCGCTTGGCCCCGTTCTTCAAGTAGTCCTTGTTGCGCTTTAAGAAGTTTTGCGAGTTGGGGAAGATCCCCTGAAGGCTGTGCAGGGTCCCGGTGCGATCACGGACAGGAATCAGCAGGGCGTCGTCTGAAACCAGACTGATTTCGCCTTCGTCGCTGACGTACTCCCAGCGGCCCCGGCGCAGGCCGTAGGCATAGACGCCCTTGTCGATCAGGTAGTCATGGTCGTCATCTTCTTGGATGACCTTTCCTGCTTTCCAGATATCTTCGGCGCGGGCCTTGGCCATCTCATGGCGTACACGCTCGTCGGCGGCGCGCTGCTCTTCCTGCTGCTGCATCTTCTGGGCAAACGCCCGGCGCTCTTCAGGCGTCAGCTTCCTGCGGCCGACCTTGTCAACCCAGCTCAGCTTTTCATCGCCATAGCGCTTGTTGCAGCCAAACTGGGCTACAGGGGAATTGTCATTGTGCAGGACGTACCAGCCCGTTTTATCCCGGTCGCCCTTGACCTTAAACCGGTGCAGTTTCCCGTCGTCAATGATGGTGTCGCTGGTTTCTAGGCCGTACTCGGCCATAGCAGCCAAGAATCGGTCGATGACGCCGCCATAATCCGCAGCGTCGTGAAGAGTACTCATGTTAGCCCTGCTCCTGTCCCCTGCTGAAAAAAACGGGCAGCGTCAGCAGGAACGCTTTTCAGAGTCGGTGCGCGGCCGACTCCTAGCCCGTAGGTCTTACCTCTTTACGCTTGCGCAGGCTCGCGGAACTGGGCCTGCCAGTCCGTAAGGATTCGCTGTGCGGCTTCCGGGCTGTTAGCAAACCCTGCGATTCCACCGTCTCGGCGGACCTGATCAACGAAATTCATCTGATGATCAGTTTTCGTGCCACCTTTGCTATTTTTGGTCTCAATAGCTGTATATATCGGCAGTGTCTTGCCGACCATGGCCGGCGTGATGACAATGGGAGTCCAGCCCTGAAGGTCGGATTGACCTACTACCGGGTCCCCATTCATCAGCCCCAAGCCAAGCGCCACGGGTCTTGCAGCCGGTACGACGACCGACCCATCAACCAGTCGCTGCACCTTACCGCCGCCGGATAACCACGCCTTGCCGCTATTGGTGCGGAACAGGGTCATCCAGCGCCCAAGCGCCAGCCAGACACGTCGCTGAACCGTGGACTCACTCGCCATGCGTCAAATCTCTGTCATGGATCGTGTAGTGCCGGGGATCACGGTCCTTGTGCAGCGCCTTCAGTCGTGCGACCTCTTGCGTCAGGTCATCGACCATAGTCCGATAACCTCCAGTCACCAGCCGATCATCGGTCAGCTTTCCAGCGGCGCGGGAGTCAATCAGGATCGCAATCCCTGCCAACGCTGCTGCCAGATGGTCCACGCCATCGTCCGGGTCGGTCTCTTCGCCTTCGAACCACGCATCCAGATGCCGCCGGGTCGAGTCGTAGTAGATCGATGACCGAACGCCAGCCACACGCCAGTTCGTGCGGCCGTACTTGAGCATGCCGTTCAGCAGCGCAATGCTGCCGGCCATGGACGCGGTCGAGGGCCATAGGTGCAGGGGCAGCTTGCCGCTGCCGACCATGTCCTTGGGGTTCGTTGGCTTTGTGCCTTCTGCCGGGGCTGGCGCCGCCGTGTCTTCAGTGGTGTCAAGCTCACCCCACGAAATAGACAGATCGACCCCCTTTGGCATGCGCTGGGACAGCCGGTCCAGATACTTGGAAAAGAAACTCATGCCGAAACCTTGCTCGAATGAAAATCACGGCGATTGCTCTCGGCACGCATCAGCACCGCCAGTCGCAGGGTGCCCTCGTCGTGGGCGCTGGCCAGCTCCAGCGCAGCGCGTTCCTGCGCAGTCAGTTCCGGCAGGGTACGGGGGCCGTGGTTACGGTAGCTGTTGTATGAGTCGAGAATCGCCTGATCCATTGCTTGTTACCTAAGTCGTTGATTTATAAGGAATTAGAAGGGTATGTCATCGTCAAACGAGTCATAATCAGGCGCGGGTTGTTGTGCGGGCGCAGCGGCTTGACGCGGGGGTCTTGCCTGCGGCGCCGGGGCGCGCTGTTGACTCTGTTGTTGGGGTGCATTGTTTCCGTCACGACCTTCTGGACGGCCACCTAATAGTTGCAAAGTGCCATTGATATCGACGACGACTTCGGTGGTGTAGCGGTCCTGTCCGTCCTGTCCCTGCCACTTGCGGGTCTTCAAGGAGCCTTCCACATAAATTTGCGATCCCTTCTTGACATACTCGCCAGCGATCTCGGCCAGCTTTCCGAAGAAGACGACCCGGTGCCACTCGGTCTTCTCCTGCACTTGCCCGGTGGCCTTGTCCTTCCAGCTCTCGCTGGTGGCCAGTGTCAGGTTGGTGATCGCGGCCCCGGCCGGGGTGTAGCGGGTTTCAGGATCGCCGCCGACGTTCCCTACAAGGATTACTTTGTTGACGCCACGTGCTGCCATGGGATTCTCCAGATAGGCGTTAGGGGCTTAATGAGTCGTGAACTGTGCTGTCACGACTTCATGCGGCCCTATGGGTTGTATTGAAAAAGTTCGCGGCCCAGTCGCTTGGCCAGCCCTGCTGCTGGGCGACTGTTTCCAGCTGATCCAGCGTCATGGCCTTGAGTTCAGCAATGGACGGAGCCGGCGGCGCCTTGGCCTTGGTAAATCGCTCGCGGGCCTTTTGCTTGGCCTGCCACTGGCATTCGACCCAGCCGGGGGCATAACCACGCTCCTTGGCAATCCGGCGCAAGTCGTCCTTGGTCTTGGCCTTCTTCACCTCCGCCATCTTCTTGCGCTTCTGGGCCTGCACCATCTCCTTGGTGATATGGCTGATCTCCCCTTCGATCACTTCGACTTTGCGCGTCTTGACCTTGACCGGGACATCACAGCGGGGGCAGCAGGGGTCACGGGGCACGCCCGTGGTTTCCAGAATGGTCTTGGCGCGGGCCTTGGCGTCGGCCGACGTAAACACGGTGAAGCAGGTCTGGCACTGGATGGCATCGACGCGGGGTTCCTTCTCGCCCGGCTTGCGCTTCTTGACCACGCCTTCTTCGAGCGACCATTCCCGATCTTCATCGTCCACGAAACCATGGCGGAAGGTCAGGCCGCAGTGGTCCAGCACGTAGCAGACCGTCTTGACCAGCCCGGACGGGTAAGTAAAGGGGCGCAGGCCTCGGCCAACGACCTGGAGGTAACTGGACAGCGACATCGATGGCCGCAGCAGGATCACAGCGCCAATGGCGGGACAGTCCACGCCTTCGATAAGGATGCCGACAAACGTCAGGACCTTGATCTTGCCCGACTCCAGCGCTGCCAGCGCCCGGTCCCGGTAGTCCGAATCGTGGTCACCGCAGAGCATCATGGCCGGCACGCCGGCCGCATTGAACGCATCCGCCACGTTCTGGGCATGCTTGATGTCCACACACCACGCTACTGCCGGCACGCCGGGACATATCTTGCGGTACATTTTGACCGCGTCCCCGGTGATCGTGGGGGTGTCCACGACTGCCGCCAGCTGCTGGGTGTCGTAGTCCCCGCCGCTCTTGGCCACCCCGGACAGATCCAGCTGTTCACGGGGCGCGTAGACGACCGGGCGCATCAGGAATCCGCGCTCGATCAGATCGCAGATCGACACGCCCTGCACCATCTCGTCATAGATCCCGCCCTGTTTGATCCCCAGCGGCTTGTTGTCCAGCCGACAGGGGCTACCGGTCACGCCCAGCACGCGGGCGCCGGGATAGTGGGCAAGGATTCGACGGTAGGTGTTGGCCGCAGACAGGTGCGCTTCGTCAATGATAATCAGGTCGAACTTCAGCTTTAGCTTGTGCATGCGCCGGACCATCGTCTGGATCGATGCGACCTGCACATTGGCCTGATAGTTGGGGGTGAAGCCCGGCATGATGACGCCGTGCTCTACGCCGTAGTCATGCAGCTTGCGGCTGGCCTGTTTGATCAGCTGGTCGCGATGCGCAAGGATCAGGACGCGCTTGCCGTTGTCGCTGCTGGTCTTGGCGATAAAGGAGAAGATAACGGTCTTGCCGGCGCCGGTGGCCAGCACCAGCAGCACGTATCGCTTGCCGTTCTTGTATGCAGTGCGGACCTGAAGGACCGCATCGTCTTGATAGTCTCGAAGGGTGAAAGCCATTGGCGCCGCTCATAGGGCGGCGCCACAGGGATGAGATTATTCCGTCGTGTCAGCGCCGCTGTTCTGCCGCTTAACGCGACGTTCCTGCTTCTCGACCCAGTCTTCCAGCGTGTTCATCTTCTGAAGCGTCTGGCAGATCTCTCGCCGCCAGCGGTTAGGGGTCGCTCGGCTTAGCTTGGTGTCACGACAGGCGTCGGTCATGGTCCTGCCGCACGCTTCAGTGCGCCTCTGAAGTTCGTCCAGCTTTTGCAAGAAAAGGGTGTAGATGTCGGGCAAGTTGTCGCGACGCGGGCGCTCAGTAGGTATCAAAGGCATGGCAAAACTCCGATAAGTTGCGGGCAATGTATCACACTTGATCAGCACGCAACAAACTTGATCAGCACTGCTACAGGCATGGTCGTGACAAGACGATGGCGACCCCCACACAAGGAGTTGTCACCGTGCTGAATACCCCACTGCAAGGCCTGATTCACTGCTCAAACGATGAGTACCATGCCGCTCCGGGCATGTCGAAAAGCAAGCTGGACGCGATCGCCATCAGCCCCCTGAACTACTGGGACCAGCATATAAACCCAGACCGGGAGCCACGCGAATACAAGCACTGCTTTGCCGTGGGCGATGGTACGCACAAGCTGGTGCTGGAGCCGGGCACGTTCGAAGAGACCTATGCCGTAGGGTTCGACAAGTCGGCCCACCCGGACGCGCTGGATACCATGGCTGATATGAAAGCCGAACTGGCCAAGCTGAAGCAGCCAGTCAGTGGCTCAAAGCCAGAACTGGCGGCGCGACTGGTCGAGGCGGGCTTTCCGGCGGATCGCATCCTGCTGAACCTTGAAGCGGCCCATAACCAGACCATGACCGGCAAGGTGCCCATGCCGGCCGGGGACTACAAGCACATGATGGCCATGCTGCGGGCCGTCAACAGCCACCATACGGCCGCAGGCCTGCTGCGTGGGGCCTTTACCGAACAGTCCTTCTTTACGACGACTGAAGAGGTGGCGATTGACCCGGTCACTGGGGCACCCATGCCGACCGAAGTCCTGCGCAAGTGCCGGCTTGACGCCCTGAGCGCCAATGGCGCGATCCTGCTCGATCTGAAGACAACGGATGACGTCAGCCAGTCTGCATTCGACAAGACCATCAGCCAGCGCCGCTATCACGTACAGGCTGCATGGTATCTAGACATCTTAAAGCTGCTTTATGGCAAGGAGGCGCCGACCCACTTCGCCTTTATCGCCGTACAGAAGCGCCGGCCCTATGACGTAGCCGTTCACTTTGTAACTGAAGACCACTTGTCACTTGGTCGTTACCTGTACCGTCGCGATCTGGATCAATACCTGCGCTGCCAGCTGACCAACCAATGGCCCGGCGTAGACGCTGGCCAGATCATTGAATCCCGACTGACCAGTTGGGACCTGCGACTGCTGAAAGAACTGGAAGACGCCGACAAGGCGTGACAGCAGTCTTATCGCCTAGCACCCCCTCCCTCCAATTAATGCGCCCCCCCTATAATCGGCGCACCCAGACAACAGGACATGTCATGTCATACGATGTAGTTGTTCAGGCCAACCAACAGATGAACCCCTTCCAGCAGCAGGGTCAAGACGTGTCACCCGGAGCCATGAATGTCGGCGCAGTTTCCGTCGAACAAAAGCGTGCAATGACGGAAGCGCAGGGACAGCTGGCCATGGCCAAAATGTTCCCCCGCGATCTGAACAAAGCTCATGCCGAACTGATGCGTGCTTGCAAAAGCCGCTACTTCGCCGAAACTGCCTTCTATACCCTGCCCCGTGGTAACCAAAGCATTACCGGCCCATCCATTCGACTGGCTGAAGAGATTGCCCGCTGCGTGGGTAACTTCCAGTACGGTCACCGCGAACTTTCCCGTGACGACAAAAAGTCTGAAGTCGAGATTTTTGCGTGGGATATGGAAAAGAATAACCGCCGCGTCCGCCAGATCACGGTTGATCATGTGCGCTATTCCAAGAGTGGCGGCAATCAGCCGCTGCGCGATCCAAAGGATATAGACGATAAGATCAGCAACGTGGCGTCAAAGCAGGTGCGCGGTCTTGTGCTGGCGCTGCTGCCCAAGTGGCTGGTCGAAGAAGCCATTATTCAGTGCCAAGAGACATTAGAGGGTAACGGCGGCGAGTCCGTCGAACAGCGTATTCTGAAGATGACCAAGGCCTTCGATAAACAAGGCATCTCGGTTGCCTTGCTCGAACGCTATCTAGGCCACGCCTTGAAGGAGACCGTGCCCAGCGAGATTACAGAACTAATGGGGGTATATAACGCACTCAAAGAAGGCGTAGACCCCCGCGAATATTTCGGCGCACCGGAACGGGACGAAAAGGACGCCCAAGCCAGCGACGCGGTCGCAGCCATCAACAAGGCCGCAGCGGCAGCAACCGCTCCGCAGGAAGAGCGTCCTAGCGCCATTGTAGCGGACATTTCAGAAGCCAAGGCCAAGCGTCAGCCCAAAGCCAAGTCCGACACACAACCAGAAGTGTCAACGGCTGAAGAAGAGGCGCCGGGGCCAACAGAAGAGGCCCCGGAAGGCGAAACTGTTCTGTTCTAATACATACACCGCCCCACTGGGGCGGTTTTTTATAACACGGAGTGCAATGTGCTTAGCAGCATCAATTTAATCAGCGAAGTTTCGCTATGGTCCGGCGAAGATCGGGCGACCTGCGAGCGTGTAGTGGCTGCACTGGTCAAGGTCATGACTAGCGAGTTCGCTGACGGTCAAACGGTCCACATTACCGGCATTGGCCGCTTTACGGTCGTACAGCGCGCAGCTCGCAAGGGTCGCGATCCGCGCACGCTCCAACCGATTACGATTCCACCCAAGCGAACGGTGAAATTCAAACCGGTTAAAGCCATACAGGAAGCGCTGAATCCCAGCGAAGAAAGCGGCAGCTAAGCCGCCCGTTTTGCCCACGCCATGACAGACTAAGAATCTGGTGGCGAAACCTGTCGACAACCTACCGATGTATCAAGTACGATACATGCCACAAGCCTTTCTAGGCATCAAGAAATAGGACTCGCATCAGGGCAGTGCACAGAATTGCACCCAAAAAATGCGCCCGACAGGTAAAAATAATATGCCTAAATTGACAAAAACCGCCGTAGAAAACGCACCCATTCCAGACAAGGGCGATGCGTGGCTGTGGGATAGCGAGCTGGAAGGCTTCGGCGTCCGCATACTGGCCAGTGGTCGCAAGACCTACATGGTGCGCTACAGGGTCAAGGACTCCAGTCGGACCCAGCGCAAACTGACCATTGCCCGCTGCTCTGACGTGACCCCGGACAAAGCTCGGGAGATGGCCCGAAAAGTCTTTGCCCAAGTTGCTGAAGGCCTTGACCCGGCCGGTGACAAGAAAGCCAAGGAACTGAAGAAACTACCCACGGTTTCGGACCTGATGACCCGGTACATGAAGGAGCACGCCAAGCCCTTCAAAAAGCCCAGAAGCGCCGCGCTAGACGAAAAGAACTGGCGCCTGCACATACTCCCGACACTCGGCGAGCGCGACGTGGCCACCCTGAAGCGTTCGGACATTCTGGCGCTGCACGGAAGCCTGTCCGAGACCCCGGCAACCGCCAATCAGGTACTGGCGCTGATCAGTAAGGCTTTTAATCTGGCAGAAGACTGGGACTGGCGCGAACGTAATTCGAACCCCTGCCACAAGGTGCCCAAGTACAAGCTGAAGGTGCGCGAACTGATTCTGACCCATGATCAGATCCGCCAGCTGAACGAAACCCTGATCCATCTCGAAAAGGACATGGTCATTGTCCCGGCGATGTCAAACCTGTGCCGCCTGCTGATGCTGACCGGGTGCCGCCTGCGGGAAATAATGCACGCCAAACAAGCATGGATCGATCGGGAACGCTCGCTGTTGATGCTGCCCGACTCCAAGACTGGCCAGCGCAATATCAGCCTGTCCCCGGTCTGCATGGCGATCATTGATGCGATTCCCGCCGGCGAATGGCTGATTCCCGACCGCCAAGGCAATCGCCCGATGCAGGACCCCTATCGGGCATGGGACCGGATCAAAGCAGACGCCGGCTTGCCCAAGGAACTGCGCCTGCATGACCTTCGCCACACCGCCGGATCACTGGCCCACATGGCCGGACTTTCCCAGAAGCAGATCCAGCTGATGCTGGGACATGCCCAGATGTCGACGACAGAGCGCTACCTGCACGGCTTGACCAGCGAACAGGCCAACGTCGTTCAAAAGCTGGGGAATGTCATCCAAGGGGCTTGGCAGGGCGAGACCACGGCAGTCGTGACAACACACTGAAGTCAACCGGGCGCATCAAGCGCCCTTTGACTTATGTGAGATTTGACGATGTCGATGGAAGATCAGGCGCAGGCGCTAGAACTGCGCCAGTGGGAACAGCTAAACAAGAGCCGTACAAGCGGTCAGATCAAGTTCAGCCCGGCCGATGCTGGCTATGGCCCTGAAGAGTGCGACGAGTGCGGGGCAGCGATGCCGACCCCGCGTCGCGAATGGGGGTTCTCGGTTTGCGTTACTTGCCAGCAGCAGCTGGAGACGCAGCAGAAGCATTACCGCCGATAATACAGGCCGCTGCGGCCGCTTCCCACGCCACTCCGTACTGCTCCGCCCTCTCGAAGTCCTGAATCAACAGCAGCGCCTGCTGACCGTCTGATTCGGGCTTCTCCCCCTTCCCATACCCGTACACAGGCCTTTCCGGCACCCGCTTGATGCAGGGCGTGGCCACGGGCTTTTCCACCGTGATGATCTTCTGTTCTGGCGCCGGGGCAGTGGTGCACCCTGCCAGCGCGATCAGCGCCATCACAAGGCATGTGCGGATCATTTGCGCAGCTCCCAGTACTCGCCCAGCACGGCCTTGCAGTCCTTGGCCGTGCTGGTCTTGATGAATGACTCGATCTTGTCCATGCGGCTCTTGCTCAGCGTGCCCAGCTGCTCAGCGAAGGCTTCAGCCCGTGACGCCGCCTGCTCAGCGCCCTCGCTCCTTGCACTGGCCACCGCCACCGCTTTGCTCTGATCGGCAAGCGCCAGCTCCAGCGCCTGCTTTTCCGCCACGCTCTTGGCCAGATCGTTCTTGGCCGTCAGCAGCTCGCTGGCATGGCCGGCATCAGATTTCCACTCACCCACCACACTGCCAGCAAACGCGCTGGCAAGGCAGGCCACCACGAACAGCAGCACGACGGCTGCTATCCGGTACTTCTCGGGGATCAGGTTCACGGCAAGATCCTCATGGTCAAGGGCGGGTAGGTCGCGTACTCGTCCCGGCCGATCATGTTGTTCTGGAACGTGATCTGATTGACGTAGGTGTACTGGCCCGCCGGCAGGGGCGGCACGAAAAAGCTGTACCCGGACGGCCTACAGCCGCGTTCGTACAGGCTTCGTCCAGGAGGCAGGGGGAACAGCACCCCGTTGCTGTTGCGTAGCGCCGGGGTAAACAGCAGGGTTTGCGTCTGGGTGGAGCATATCTCCCGGCGAACCGTGACCAGATCGCCCGAACGGAACTCGTCACGGGGCTGGCCAGACATGTCATAAAGGTGACCGCTATCCGTCACTTTCATGGGGTTGCCGCCCACGGTGAACAGGTACAGCAGCATGATCAGGCCCGCGAACAGGCCTGTCAGGTAAAGCAGCACCCACGCCATCATTGTGTTTTCACGCAGCATGCGGAATGTATTGCTCATGATTTGATTACCAAACTCAGGACCGCACCCATGACCGTTGTGCCGACCGCTGTAGCCACGCCGTAGGCGATCAGCTTCACCGGTGCGAACTCGCTCTTGGTCACAAGGGTGTCAATGGTTGTTTTCATCGTGCTGACCTGCTCTTGCAGGCGCACGACATGGGTTTCGGTCTCGCGGACAACGTCCTCAACCCGTTTGAATTCGTCGCGCTCTACGCCGCTCATTGGAAATAGCTCTCGTACTTGGGACGGCGCAGGTTCAGGATGTTTGCGACGTACTCCCTGTTGATCTGGAAGAAGGACTTGCCATAGCCCTTCTGGGGTTGTTTGCTTTTCATGCTGGTGCGCTCGACGTTGTCGAACCAGCGCGATGGATCACACCCGGTTGTGTTGTCACACAGCCTGCGGTCTTGAAGAACGCCCGCCTCGCCGCCGTTGTATGCCGACAGCGTGAAGCTCACCCGGTCCAAGTCCGTGGCGGCGCCCTTCTGTTTGTCGAAGATCGACTTGTCCATTAGGACGATTGCCGCCAGCTGGTAGTCGGGATTAGCCCACCGTTCGGTGGTCCACCCCTTTAGCGCTGTGTATCGTTGGCGCAGTTCTTCCTGAACGTCGAAGCGCACGGTGCCGTTGGCGCGGTACGCGGTGGTGACTTGGCCAAGGCCTCTGCCCCACTCCCGGCTGGTCTTCAGCTGGGCGTTGGGGTTCCAGCACTTGGAATGGGTCAGGGATATGCAGCTTTCCTGCTCGATCTGGCCAGCCAAAAACCACGGCTGTGGGGCGTCGGGCCAGTTTGCGCGCTGCTCTTTGACGAGCGTGGGCAGGTACTGCTTGGCACGTTCCGGCACCGCACTGGCAGACGCCGGCGCGGATAGCAGAAGCAGGGCGAGGACGAGCAAGAAGCGCTTCATGTCCTTACGCCTTGGCCCAGTAGACCAGCACCAGCATCAGCATGGCCACAAAGGCCAGAAAGCCCACCACGACGATGGCTGCGGCCTTGTTGCCGACTTCCGCCTGATCCGCCAGCTTGCCCAGCTCGATCTGCGGGAACACGATCCGCGTCACGATCATCGCCGTGCCGGCCATCAGGGGGGCGTAGATCAGCCATTGCAGAAGCGTCAGCAGCATGGCCCGGTCAATGAAATACAGCGCCACGATCGCCGGAACGATCAGGACCCATGCGCCCAGATCGGCGACGCCATGCAGGCGGCTTTTCTTGGATACTTTGAACATACGTGGGAATCTCCCGTTAAATGGATTAACGGGCATCGTGCAGTCACGACCGGCATGCTTTTCGGGGAACTCGCCCGGCGGCATTCAGGCGCCAAGGAAAAGGCGCCGGGAGGCGCCTTTAGGGGATCAGTCGGCTTCTGCGCCGAACTGATAACGCAGGGTGAAGGCCTTGTCCAGATCGTCGCTGTCCTGCACTTCACGGGCGTGCTTGGGTTCGATCTTGTAGCCGAAGCGGCCCTGATTGACCGTGCCATCGTCGTTCAGCTTGACGCTGCGGTAGCCGTAGTACACCCGGCCCGTAGTTTTGTGTACGGCCCGCACGAAGTACCAGCCCGACACGACCGGGGCCTTGTCAGTAATGGACTCGGCCGACCCCCACCATTCAAGGGTGCAGTCGTTGACAAAGCAGGCAAACAGCGAACTTGAACGCTTGCCCCAGTTGAACGGGTTACGGCACAGCCACTGGTAAATACGGAAGCGGTTGCGCTCCTTGCCTTTCTGCCGGGCGCTGGTCTTGCCGCTGGGTTCGCCAAGGCATCCGTCTTCGTAGTTGTTCCAAGGCCGTAGAAACGCCCATGGGCTGTTCCAGTACTCCCACCAGCCCGATGCCCCGGCCTCGATGTATTGCGCGCTGTGGCGGGCCGTCAGGGGCTTACCTTGGGGGTGCTTGGTGGCAGCTTTAGCGGTCAGGGCGACCAAGATGCCCATGGGGAAGTAGGTCAGCAGCGTGCCCAGAATGATCAGGGCGCCGACCCATGACCACTGCCAGAGCGCAGCCAGTCGATATCGCAGGGGAATGTCACGAAATTGCATAAAAAAGGACCTCTCGAAAGAAAGGTCCAGCGTGATGTCACGACGTCGCCCGGCTGATCAGTAGATCCCGCTTGACGCGATCAGCCAGCGTGCCGGGGCTGTACTGGGCCGGGTTCTCATAGCCCAGCAGGTAGGCGCACAGCTCGCTGCAAAACCAGCGATACTTCGACTGGATGCCCAGCCGGAATATCTGGGTGCCCATGATGCCCTTCCAGTCGTACAGGTGACCCACTTCAGGCCAGAACTTGTCGATGATGTCCTGATAGCTCGCCATCGGCAGATCGATAAAGTCCCAGTCGGCTTCATTGGGGCCGTCCTTGAAGAACTTGGCGCGTACCCCGCCCTCTCGCGGGGAACTGCTCATGAACATGCCCGTTGGGGATACGATCTCGCAATGGCTGTACTGATTGCCCGTCCATTGGCGAATAAGCCAGTCCAGCCAGTCACCGCGCCCCTTGTAGAGTGCCAGCCGCATCATGCGGCTGACTCCGTGGTGCTGTCAGTGCTTTCCGTGCTGGCGCTGCTGACAGTCTCTTTCGTGGCTGCGGACTCCGTAGTGCTCGCCGCATCCCAGCTGATCGCCTGAACGCTGGCTGCATCCATGCAGGCATTGATCTTGGCTTCCAGAACGATCTTCTTGCCAATCGCCGTCGCAATAGCCTTCTTGCCTGCCCGTCCGACCGCTTTCC